ATGAACTTTTAAGAAATGTATTGAATTACCTTTACTATCTAAACGTTTTTCTTCATAACCAATATCATCAGGTTTAATTGTTGTAAAATCAGTTAATTTATCTTTAATAGTTCCTTTTAAATTACCTTCAATAATTCTTTCTACATTAGATTTAGTTACAGCAGGTAAATCATAATAAATAGCACCTTTAAATTGACTAATTAATGATTGTAAACCATTAGTTTGTTTATCTGTATTTTTTGTAATTTCAATAAAATGATTAAGAACTTCTTTTTCAGTTTTACTTAATTTAGATAAATCATTTTTCCATTTAGCAATAGGTAAAGTAATACCATTTTTAACAATAGTATTATCTTTTTTAAAGTTATTAAAAGCTTCTTTAGCTTTTACATATTCTTTATTTTTAAAATCTTTACTTTCTTTAATTTTATTAAATGCTTCATATTTAGCATTTTGTAATTTTAAATATTCTTCTTTAAATTTAATAGAATATTCTCCTTTTAAAACAGCATGACCAGTTGAATCAATATCTAATATATTTTCATATAATTTAGTTGGAGTACCTGTACCTTTTTCTTTAATTAATGCTTGAAATAATTTATCATCTTGAAAATCTCCTTCTCTAGTTAATTCAATAGTTTTTTCTCTAGCTTGAGTATAAAGATTAGCAGTTATACTAACAAGTCTTGAATTGTTATTAATCATATCTAAAAAATTAACTGCTGCTGAAGATATATCAGTACCAATTCCTTCCATTAAATTATTAATTTCTTTATCTAAATCTTGTTGTATTTCATTAACAAAAGGACCATTCATTTGCTTAGCAATCCATTGTTCTTGACTAATATTAGTTAAATTTCTTTGTTTAAATTCAATTGCTAACTTTTTTCTCCATTTATCTTCAACTTGAGGTAAATAATTTAAAGTATTTAATTGTGTTTTAAGAATTTCTTTTAATTTATTATCAAATCTATTTTCTAATATATAATGTTCACCTTTAGCTTTTTTAATAGTTTCTACTATATCATTAACTAATTCTTCACCAACTTCTTCAATTTTATCTTTATTTAAAGAAGTAATTAAAGTAGATACATCATCAATTAAATCATAAGAAGATAAATAAGATTTATATAAATCAACTAATTCAAGTCCGTTTTTATCTGTCAAATCTTCACGACTTAATCTTTCATCTAATTGTTTAATTGTAGATAACATTGAGTTAGTATAAACAGCAACACCTTTCCATTGATTTAAAACATCAACATTATTAATTTCTGTAATTAAATCTTGAATATGTTTTTCAAATTTAGTACCTTTAGCTTCATTTTGTTTTTTATATGTTTTACTACGAGCTAACATTTGATCAAGATTATCTTTAGCTTTATTTAAAGTTCTATTTAATCTATCTTCAATACTTTCAATTTTAGTTTTTTTAAAATCTTCAATTTTTTGCTCAAATATTAATTGTTTTTGATTTAACATTCCTGTATAATCACGTCTATCTTGTTCTATAAAATCAACAACTTGTTCTATTAATAAATCAGCCTCTTTAGATTTAGATAATCCAAATAAACGTCTTATAGCCTCTATAAACTGTTTAAAAAATGAAGTTTCATTTACTCTATCTAATTCTTTTAATTCATTTCTAAATTCAGAATTAGAATATATTTCAGCTACAAATTCTAATTCATCTTTAAAACCATAACTTTCATTTTCTTTTGAAAAATTACCAGTTTGTCTAAGACTTTTATCAATTTGTTTAGAATCATACCATAAATACCATCTATCTATCAAACTTTTAAATTCTTTTTCTTCAAATGTTTGAGGATTAAGTAAAGCCTGTAAAGACTGACCATGTGCAATTTCATGAATAAAACCTTTAACAACATAATCTGTAGGATAATTATTTATAATATCTCTACTCATTTCAATTATATTACTATTAACTCTAATATGCATTAATGCATTTTCACTAAATACTTCTTTACCTACTAATCTAACTTGAGTACCTGTTCTACCTACTAATCGTCTAGCTTTTTGTAATAATTCAATTCCTTTAGGAGATAAATTTTTATAATTATTTAAAATATTTTCTAAAACTTCATCAACAGTAAATTTACCTTGTTTATTATTAAATAATATTTTATTATTTTCATTAGAGTATTTTAATTCATTAGATACTTCCTGTTCAAAAACTATATCAGTATTTTCATTCCAATCTAATTCATTTTTTTTAGACCCTTTAAGTGATTCTAATAAATTAGATTCTACTACTTCAGATTGTGTAACATCTTCTAATTTAGGATAAGAATCTAAACCATTTTTATCCTGAAAGATAGAAATTCTAGCCTTCAGGATTAATGGATTTAATTTTGATTGTTCTAATAACTCAATATATTCTTTTGAGCTTGTATTTATGCAATTTGCCATTTATTTACAATTTAATTTTTGCCACTCAATTGTAGCTTTTTCTTCTTCTGATAAATTACTAAAATCATTTTCAATAATTTCTTCAATAACATCTTCTCTATAATAAACATCTCTTGGTAAAACTGCTTCTTTATACAAAGCTTCTATTTTAGTTTTATCATATAAATTACCAATTGCAATTGTAGTTGGTTTTAACATTATACCATCAGTATTAAAATTAATAATTCTATTACCTTTTTTATCTTTCTTATTAAGTAGTTGAACATCTACATATTCACCTTTAATATTAGGAATAAATCTAGCATAAACACCTTTGTATTGTGAATTATAACCAATTAGTTTATAATAAATATTACCTTGTTCATTTTGTTTAACTCTAAAATAACCTTGTTTACCAGCTTTTTTCATTACAAAACCATTATTTGTTTTTAATGAATTTTTTTCAATTTGACTATCTGTAATATTTTTAACAAATTTAGAATTTTCTAAATTAGCTAAAAAGAATTGATCGGTAAATTCATCTTCATTAAATTCATTAAATGAATCATAATTACGTGCAGTATCTATAATATATCTATTAATTTTATTTCTACTAAACCATTGTGATGGTATCATAGTAAAAAATTGATTCATATTCATAGCAAAACCTGAAGTTAAATAAGAATATTTAATTAATTTATCTGTAAATTCTGGTTCATCATTTAATAAATCTGAAAAAGAATCAACCATATTGTTTTCAAATTCAGTAGATTTTTTTCTATTATTTAATACAACAAAATCTCTATTTTCACCAGGTTTAACTATCATTTGATCAATTATAGTATAAACACCTTTATTATCATTTTTAAACTGTTCAAATTCTTTAGAAAAATTAATTAATAAATCTTTTTTTTCTTCAACAGTAATTTTTAAAGGTTGAAATCCTGACATTATATAACTATAGTGATTTTTTTCTAATATTGTTCCTAAATTTTTTTCACCAATTGTAGTATCTATTAAAATGGTTCCTTTAATATCATAAGATATTTCATTAAATGTATTTTGAACTGTTTTATTTGCAGATAAAAATAATTTAGGATTAGCTCTAACAATTCTTTCAGTACCAAGTATAATATTATTATAATAATTATTAAACATTGAACTAGAACCATTAGGATTAGTAAATTTAGATTTAAATCCTGTTATAATATTTTTTCTAAATTTAGATTTATCAGGTAATCTATTATATTTATTTTCGGCATTTAATATAAAATCAACTAAATTTTTAGCAATATATAATGAAGTAACATTTTTACCCATACCATTAACCATAAATTTAGAACCATCAATATTATTTTTAATTGCTTTAGATGCAGATTGATAATTTAAAAAATCTTTAAAAATATCATATTGAAAACGTTCATTATACTCATTAATATTTTTTCTTAAAAATTCTAAATTATTTCTTTTATTATATATAGTACCAACTAAACTTTCTTCAATATCTAAATAATTTTCTCCAAAATAACTAATTTTAAAAGCTTCTGCAGTACTAATATTTTGATTTTGAGAACTTTCATATTGTTCAGCAAATTCTACATACGCTTTAATAACAGGTTGAGCTAAAAAAGCATTTACATAAAATGGATGTAAACCTTTACGAAGTAATAAATTACCTGTATTAGTTGTCATAGTAACCCAGTTACCTTCAGTAATATATGGATCTTTAGCAATATCAACAAATGCATTTAGAATTGCAGATATAGAATGAGATATTTTAATAGATTTTAATTCATTAACCTGATTATCTGTTAAATTTAATTCTTTTTTATAAAAAGCTAAATCATGATCAGATAATGGTTGTGAATATTCTTCATCTAATTTATTATTAGTTCTATCTATATCAAAATTAGTAATTCCTAAATCAGATAAACTCCCTAACACATAATCCATTAAAGCGTTAGCTTCTTGACCAACTCCAGCTTTACCAGCTAAGAAACTATATTTAACATCTATATCTTCAATTGGATCAAATAAACTAAGATTAGTAATAGGTTTTTGTTTAAACATACTTCTAATATCATTTTTCATATGATCAAAATCAATAGGTGTCATTACATCTTTAATTACATTTTCATTAAGTAAAGTTGCTTTATATAATTCTATTAATCTATTTTGTAATGCTTCTTTAGTTTGTTCTGAATCAGGTTTAGTATTATCATAATTAACATAAACTAATTTATTATTTTCAAATTTATAACTTGGAAACATTAAATACATTTTATCAATATCATAATCCGAACCTGTTTTAGTAGTAATACCTGTATAAGCTACAACAGTATCACCATTTTCTTCAGGAAGAATACCTACAATTTCTAATGCATCATTAGAAGATAAACCTTGATTAGGAATTCTATATCCAATAATATTTTCAGATATTTTTCTATCTATAATTTCATTAAATAATTTTTCTGGACTATATTTTTTATAATCTGGAATATATTTAGCAATAAAACTACCCGATATTAATATACCACCTGGTCTAATTATTTTTTTACCACTTTCAGATAAAATATAATTATCATTTTCATCTTTAAGAAATTGTGGTTCATGTGTAGTAGATAATGCTCTAGGACTCCAAATAACACCTTGTACTTCAGCATTTTCTTTAGTAAGACCAAAGTTACTCATTTGAATAAATGACCCACCATTTGTCTTAATTTTAAGAATACGTTTGTTCATTATAGAACTAAATATATTCTGTAATTTAGATTGTGCTTGAGGTATTCCATATATAGAAGTTTCAGATTCTAAAGCATTGATGATATTTTGTGAACCACCTCTACTTTTTAATTCTGAAATAATAGTTTTATAAAAACCTTCAATATTAGTAATAACTCCATCTTCACCAATTCCAAATTCATCTAAAACAGAATTATAACCTCTATTAGATAACTCACCAATTACATTAGCTATATTTTCAATCATTTCATTACCTGAAACTTCTTGACCATCTAAATCAAATAAATTATCTAAATTAAATGCAAGACCTTGAAATATATTTTTTTGTATTTGACTACCTACTTCAGTATCGTGGAATCCTTTAACAGGTAAATCTTGTTGAAGTTTCCATCCATTAGAAGGTATTGTCATTGGACTAAATTGAATATTATCTAAAACATTACCATCAGCATCATGAACTTTAGTTGGTTTATTAGAACCTACTTTAATAGCGTCAAATGTAACAAGTTCATTAATACCTTGTTTTTGCATTTGATTATATAATTTCTCAAGTCCATTACCAGCTCTTAATCTTGGTGATAATACAGCTTGTGAATATTTAAGAAATACTGGTCTACCATTAACTAATTGAAAATATACACCTTTAACTGGTGGTGCTACTTTTTTAAGTTCTTCTAAAGTAAATGGTTCATTATTATTACCAAGTAATTTTTCATACGCAGATTCATAAACATCATTCCATTTACCTAAATTAGTCCAAATATCTTTCCATCTAGTAGGAGTAATCCAAGCTTGAGCATCTGCAGAATTTATATTAGTATATTTACTAGCAATATCTTCACCTAATAATTCATTTAATTCAGGTAAAAATGGACTTGCTATTTCAATACTTTCTGTAGAAGCAACAACATAATCTTTATTTTGATTATTTAATCTTTGATATAAACCATCTGTATATGTAGCAGGTACACGTTTCTTATAATCTACACCATTTTTAAAATAAGCAATATCACCTGCAAACATTTTAGAATATTCAACATGTGACATTAATGAATTAATATAAAAATCTGCAGTAGCTTTTAAAGCATTATCAGACTTATAAGAATTCCAAATAGTATCATCAATAGATTTATTAATTAATCCTTCAGATGTTTCTTCAAATACGCCTTGTTTAGTTAATGAATCCATTGTTTTAATAACACCATTACTTAGTTCATTAGTAATATAACTTTTAATTCTATCTTCAAACATAGAACCTTTTAAATCACTTAAATAAGCATTACCATTTTCATCATAAATATTATGAAATTGATTATCTTTTGGTAAAGAATTCATTTCTTCATTAATTTTATCAAAAGATAAACTAGGAAACAATTGAGATTTAAATGCGTGTTTAGAACCTAAATGATAATATGTAATTAAATTATCTGCGTTATTTGGATCTGCTACAAATTCTCTTTCATACTTCATTCTTTTGTATTCAGAATTAAAGTAATTAAAAACAATATCTATAACTTCTTCATTAAATATAATATCTCTATTACCAGAACCATATCTTGCATTTGTAGATACATTTCTACCAATATTTAATTCATATTGTGTTCCTTTATCTGCAGGAGTTGTTGTTCTATAATAAGATCTATTTCCTTTACCTTTTTGAAATGATAATATTTTATTAACTGTATCTGCAATATATGTAGCTTTATCAATAGTTTTATTATCTTTACCTTCAATTGAATTTTCATCTTCTTGTAAAATATTAAAAGATGCTAAATCTATTTCATTAATTCTACGTTTAGATTCTTCAATTCTACCTTGTTCTTGAACAGGTTCAGGTAAAAATTCATCAACTTGATATGTGTCATTTAATGCTAATAAATATTTCATCCAATCAGAACCTTGATTAAATTTAGATATATTATAATGATTTAACAATATATTTCTATCTTTTTTCCAAGATTTAATTGTATTAGATAAATATGATGGATATGAAAATACCCACTTTTGTTTACCTGCAGTAAATACAGACGCATCAGAACCTTCAGAAATATAAAAAGCTTCAGCTTTAGCTAAAGTTTTAAATACTGATTGATTAGATAAAGCATTTGTAAAATCTTTATTTGTATTTTTTAATATACTATCTATAAAGAATTGAATACCTGTTTTAACTTCATTAAATGATTTTTTAGAAATTTCATTATCTTTATTAATTAATTCTAACTTATCTAAAAAATGATTAAAACCTTCAGTTGTACTTTCAACACCTAATTTTCTTAAAACAGTAATCATATTTTGAATACCTTGCTCTTGTTCAAAATTAATTTTATTTAATTCTGATTTAATATTTAATAAAGAATCTTTATCTATATTAAACTCTAAGTAAGGTCTACCTTCTGCGGTAATTAATACTTTACCTGTATATTTAACAAATTTATCTTTAAAATTTTTATTCCATTCTGTAAATACTTCAGTTTCTTTTTTACCAGTTTCTGCAATATTCATTAAAGTATGTTGGATAACTTGTGTTTTAGATTGTTCATAAGTTACAGTACCATCTTCAGATTGTGTAATTACAGAATCACCTAACACTTCTTTATTTGTTATAACAGATGTATTAAATCCATTTTTATCTAAATTGAATGCTTGAGCAAATTCAGATTTAATATTATCATTTAAATCATCTTTAGATAATATTCTATATAATTCTTTAAAATAAGGTTTTTTATTAATAAATTTAGCAACTTGACTTTTTAATATATCAAATATATCTTCTTGTTCACCATTATTATCTAATGCAATTTGATTAGTTAAATTAGGTAATAAACTAGCATAAACATCATCAAATGATTTATATACTACATCATTAAGAAAATAATCTTTTTCAGTTGTATCTTCAATTAAAGATAATCTTAATTTAACATTTGCTGAAATATTATCTTTAGTACTTCTTTCAAATGAAGCTTTACCAAATCCAGGATCTTTTTCATTCTCAGCAGTTTCAATATCTTCTAATATAGTATCTTCTTCATTATTATTAACTGTTTCAGAATACTTTACTTTACTTTGTTCAAAGAAAGTTTTAACATTATTAATAATCTCATCTAAATTGTTAGCTAAAACATCTTCTAAAAGATTAGCTTTATCTTCCCATAAATAATCATCAGATTCTTTAAAAGTATTAATTCTTTCAGTTAATTTATTAACAATACTTTGTTTTAATGTTTCAGTATTACTATCTAAATTAATATTTTCAAAATCAATTTTTAAATTATTTTTAAAATAATTTGTTGCTAATACTTTTGTTATTTGACTAATCTCAGAATTTGTAAATAAAGATTTTAAAGATTTAGTATTTTCAATAATAATTTCTTTATTTTTATCTTTATCTATATAATAATAATCACCAGTAGCTTCATTTTTAAACAGCTTAGGTTCACCATTATCTTCAATACGAGAAGTAGTTTGATTGTAGGTATAATCTGTATCAGATACATCATAACCAGTTTTAAAATCTTGTTCCCAATTACCAAAGTTTTTTATAAATTCAAAATCATTCTTAAAATAGGAATGAAGAGCTGTTGCCAACTCCTCATCTCCATTATAAGCTTCTAATATTGTATTATATAACTGTGATTCTTGTCCGTTTACTATAAATTTACAAGCCATAATTATTTACATGTTTTTTTGTATTCTTCAGGATATGCTTTTTTAAAGTTTTCAAAATCCCTAATTTCATTTTCTTTTGTTAATGTACCTTCAGATTGTTTTCTAAATAATATAGACATTCTTCTAATTTCCTGAGCTTTTTCTCTACCTTTTTTAGCTTCAAATACTTCAGATTGAGTTTCTTTTAATTCAATATTTTCCACTGTTCCAGGTATTTCTGACAAAGATACAAAATTTTCCTGAACATTCCTAACATTTTCTGGTTTATTTTTAAATTTATTATTAATTATAATATTAAAGTTATTAATAATTTTATCACTTGAAAATGCATTTTGTACAGGAAAATGTGTATCAATTTTATCATTTGATTTAAATTCAAATTCTAATATTGTTGATACATCACCATTAAGATCTCTTTCAGTTAATGTAGTAACATTAAAATATTTTTTCAAATAATTTTTAAAATCTTCAAGAACATTATCATTTACTTGTTCATTACCAGCTAATATTATTTTATCTTTTAAAACTATAGTTACTTTAACATCATCACCATTTTGACTAATTCCAGTAATTTTATTAACTCTTGTTTTAGAATAATATAATTTTAATTGTATAAATTTTGAAATTAAATCTTTATTTTTTAAATTTTTAAAATCATTTAAAACTTTTTCTACATCAATATTTTGATCTTTTTGATTATTTTCAAATAAACTATCAAATCCAGTTCCTTCAGTTTTAACTTCAACTCCAGCATCAGATACTACTGGTTCATTATTAACTGTAACACCTGTATTTAAATAGATATTAGTATAACCTTGAAAAGTTGGTTCATTAACTACTGCATTAGTAGATAAAATATTATTATCAACTAAATATTTAAGATAATTTGCAGAATTAGATTTAAGATTAGTTCTTGTATTATCTGTTTCAGATTTAGGACTAATTTTAATCTGATGTCTTTTATTATTAATTAAATAATCAATTATATTAGCTCGATTTTCAAATATATCATCAGCAGTAGTTTGTTTATCACCATAATATAAAACATCATTTTCAATACGCATTTGAGATTTAATATTATCAGATTGATAAATTAATAAATCAATTATTTCTTGAAGTTTAATATCATTTTTATTACCACCAATTACAGCTAATTCAGCTTGAAAATTATCTTCAATATTAGTTCTTAAAACCGTATTAATATCACTTAATGTACTATCTAATGATTTATTATTTAATAAAATTTCTTGATATAAAAAAGTAAGCATTTGAGCTTCATTTTCATTAATTTTTTTAATATTTAATTTTAAAGGAAATAATGTACCATTAGCTTGTGGAATTGTTAAATATATTTCTCCTGCCGCATTAGGTTTAATTTTATCATTTTTAAAATTAGAAGTAGTTCCTTTTAATATATTTTGTAATTGACCTTGGCTATTAACAACATATAAATTTTCTCTAATATAAGCTAAATCTTTAACTCCATTTAATTGAAGTATATTGTTTTCAGCTGTATCAGATTCTACTTTTAAAATACCTTTATATTGATCTTGAATAGTAGTTTTAATATTACTAATATTTACACCATTAATTAAATTATTAATTATCTCAGTTCTTAATATTTCTGTACTAGGATCAATTTCATCATTAGCTCGTCTAGTTTCAATTGGAGCTTTAACTTCATTTGTAAATTGTACATTAATAGGAAGATAATCAAATAATAATTTAGGATTAGAAAAATCATTATTATTAAATGCTTTTAATGCTTCTAATACTTTAGGATTTTTACCAGGATTTTGATTAATTTCAAATCCTATTTCATTACCTTTTTTATTAACAGGTTCTCTTTCATAATCTAAATATAAAGGAAATTGTTCTGTTATAAAATTAAAAGCTTCACCAGTTTCTCTATTAGTACTAATTACTTTAACACCTTTACCATTATCTACATCACCTGTTTTAATCGTTTTAAGTTCTTCTGATGAATTATTTTCACCTTCAGTAGGTATAAGTTCATCTGTAACAATTGAACCTTCTGTAGACGTTAAACTATCATATTTAGTTTCATTACTAAAATCTTGATCTTCTTGAATTGCATCAGCTCTTTCTTCTGCATTATTAGATTCTTCAATAGCATCTAATTCAGCTTTTTTAGTTTCAGCTTTAGCTTTAATTACTTTATCTGTATCTGTATTAGTTTTAGGTAAATTATTTAATTCTTCTTTAGTTGTAGCATTATCAATAATATTATTAGCTTCATCTGCTTTAGTTATTACTTCAGGAGTATTATTAGCTTTAATTTTTTCTTCAGCTTTAATTCTATTATCAAATTGTTTATTTAAAAACTCATTATCCCAAATAGTAGAGTTAGTAGCTTCAGTAAAATTATCTAATTTATCTTGAACTTCTTGAATTTGTTTATTAACTAAATCTAATCTTGGATTATTTACAACTTTCTTTTGTTTATAAATATCTTCAGTTTTACCTTCAATAAAATCAGTATTTTCAGAAATATCAATTGGTTGATCTTTTTGAAGTTCTTTTTGTTTTAATTTAAGTTCTTTATATTTTTGTTTTAAATCATATTCTTCAGAACGTTCAGATATAAAAGCATAACCTACATTATTTAAAAAATCAGCAACTTGTTCTTTAGTAGCTTTAGGATTATTTAATTTAATAATAGATGTTGACATATCTTTAAAAGATACTAAATCTTTTTGAAGCACCTTAGCTTTATTAATTACATTACTAATACGTTCTTTATTTTCAGTGTTTTGTTTAATTTGTTCTGGAGTTATTGCTGAACCATCTTGATTTTTTTCAATTGTAGGAAATATAGTATTTAAATGCTCATTTAAAGCATCTAATGTTACTACATCCTCTCCAATAAAATTTTGAATAATATTAAATTCACCTTGTTTTTTTAAAGCTTCTAATGTTTCAATATCGCCTTCTTCAACAGCAGTATCATACATTTTAGATAATTCTTCTTGAAAATCTAATGCTTGTTTAATTTTAGCTACATTTTCAGGAATAAATACTTTTTTACCATTAACTTCTTTATCTCTAATACCAGTTTCACCTGTTTCAGGATTTGTGTATTCTTCTGTTTCATATAATGGTGTATTATATATATCATTTAATGCTGAAGATTGACCATTAATTTTATCTCTAAGTCTTTCAGTTTGAGTTCTATCTCTTTGATCTTGTCTATATCCTTGAACAATAGATATAGGTGAACCTAATATACCACCTAAAAATCCAGCAATTTGACCTTCTGTAGTTCCTAATGACTTAACAAAATCATTACCAAATGTAAAAGGATCGAAATCTCCTGTAGCATATTCACTAAGTTCTCCTTTAAGTGCGTTATCAACATTTCTATGTTCTGTAGATGTTTGAGCTACTTCTTCTGAACCTTCAGATAAAAATGCTTGACCTGTTCTTTTTAAACCTTGTTTAATTGTATTTTTAGTTGTTTTATTTGCAACACCATTTACAACTCTATCTAATAATATATTAGATGGGTTTTTACCAAATAATAATTTTGCCTGAATATAATTAGGAATTGCTAATATACCTACATTTGTTAAAAATGTATTTCTCATAGCTCTACCTTTTTGTTCTTTAAATGCAGACTCAGCTAATTCATCAGCAACTAATGTTTGAGCATTTTGACTTAGTTGATTATATTCATCAATAGATATTACATTATTACGTCTATCTATATCTAATTGTTGTAATTTATCTAAAACTTTATTTTGAAATTCTTGAGAATTTACATTTAATGTGTTTTTAAAATTATCAACAAATTCAAATTTTCTAGCATCTAAATCATCACCAACTCCTTTAGCTTCAGCACCTGCTTCAAAATAAGTATTAAGTGCAGGTATAGTAATACTATCAATAGTATCAATAGTTATTCCCGCTGCAGTTAAAGCTTTTCTAGAACCTTCTATTCCTTCACCATAATTAAAATAACGTGCTAATTTATTAGCTCCACCAAATAATTTACCAGAACCACCAAGCATTTTAAAAGCTGCACCAGGAGCCATAGCAGATATTAAATATCCAACACCATCAGCTCCTTCAGTTGCCCAAAATTCACCCGATGATATTTTATCTAAAAAATTACCATTTGTTACTGTATCACTTACATAAACAGGTAAATATTCTTCATTAATACTTTTAGATATTTTTTCAGCAGCTTTAATAAAATCATTATTAAAAGCAGTTTCTAAAAAATCAGTATTATCTTCACCTGTAACTAAATCTACAGTATTACCTGCAAGACCACCAAGTGTACCTACAATAGCTGCTGCAGTTTTAGCTAATTCTAAACCTACTTTATTTGCAACTCTACCACCAAATGCTCCAGTTTCAGCCCAACCACCTTGTTGTTCAGATCTAAATTCATTAATAGAACCATTAGGATCATTTTCATTAAAACTAGAATCAAAATTAAAATTTTTATCATATTTAGATTTACCAAAATCAGTATTATAATATAAATTATTAGAAGATTGTTGAGTTAATTCTCTAAAAGGTCTTAATGTTTTTGAATTATTTGGATTTGGATTTAAACTTCTAAAAGTTTTCTTTTGTGTTGGTCCTGGTGAAGAATTACCTATTTCTTCTTCTTCCATAATTAATTATTTAAATTATTTTGTGCATTATAAATCCATTCTTGAAATTGAGGATCTGTAAATTGTTCATCTACTTTTTCACCATCATTATCTGTATATGAAACATTATATGTTCTTGAATTTTTATTATATTTTATTTCAGTATTTTTTAATCCATATTCTTTAAATAAAGGTACATTTAATTTGTGATAAATTCCAGGCTTAGTATCTACAATACCTGAAATTTCATTAATTGTTTTCATTGCTTTATATTGAGGAGTATCAAAATCATCACTACTTCTACTAACATATACTGTTTTAGTTTCTCCAGTTTCTTTATCAATTAAAACACCTGTTCTTGCTCCAATATTTTGTTTAGGATTTTTAAATTTATTAACTTTTGATTTAGCTGTCATATCACCACTATAAGTAAAATTATATTTACCCACATCATTTTTACTAATTTGCTCACCGTTTTCATCAACCATATTATAAGCACCTATACCAACTCTTTCTAATATTAATGCAGAAGCTGCATTTTTATCTTTTGGAATTTCTTTAGATGAAAATAATAAAGCTGTTTTATCAACATTAGGATCTACATATTTATTTTGAATTGTAACTGTTTTATTTTCTTCTAAATATTTTTTAACAGCATCTTGTACTTCTTTACTTTTATAATCTTTTCCAACTAATGAAGGAATTCCTCTAGTTACAGATCTTGCTAATTGCTTATATTCTTGAGAAGCTAACATTTCATTAACTGATTTTTTAGTATCATATTTAAATGTTCCTGCAGTAGAACCTTGTTGACCATTTCCTTCCATTGGTGTTTTTTTACCTTGAAGAACATTTAACATATCTGAATTAGATGTAATATCTACACCTTCAACATTAATTCCTTCTAATTCACCATCATTAGATTCATCTGCTTTTGGTGGAGTATTGTAATTAGCACTTTCTGAAGATTTACTTATATCTGATAATTCTAACATTGAATTAAAGTCATTATCAATTCTTTGTTCAGTTACATTTAATCCTGCATCTCTAACATATTTAGCACCTTCACCTCTTAACCAAGATTGTTTAAATGCTGCTTTTGCTGCTTCAATTTGTTGTGTGTTATTACTTTTAATTCTTTCACCATTTCTAGTAACTTCCCAAAATCCACCAGAACCATCTGGTTCTAAATGATGTCCTGAAGAAGATAACCCTTGTACAGTTTTACCTAATATAGAATGTGCAATTTGTTTTTCTTTATCATAATCTTGAAATGCTGCAACTCCTTGTGGTGTTACAGTAGTAATTTTTTTACCATCTTCATCATAACCTGTATAATTTGATGTTTTAGCTTTCCATAATAATTCAGCTCTATCTTTACCTATTTTTTCATTAGATGCAGATTTCATAAATTCTTCTTTTTCTTTATTATAAATAACTTTAGCATTATTAATTTGACCAACTTCTCCAGTTGGAGATATTAAATCTTGATATTGTCTATTAAGTTTAGTTATATTTTGAAATGTAGTTGAATTATATCCTTCTTTATTTAAAGTATCAACATTCTTAGCAATTTCATTATCCATTTGATTTTTTAACTCCATAGCTCTATTTAAATGTACATCTAAAGGATCTGCTTTAATTCTAAGAGCTTCAGCAGCAGCAATACTAGCATCATGTTTTTGACGCATCATTGTAGGAGCTAAAAGTATCTCTTTAAAATCCAAAGGATTAAACTTTGATACACTTCCATTATCATATCTGTTCATTATTTTCTTTTATTTTTAATTAAATAACCACCTAAAGCTTTTTTAGTTGTTTCTGTTGGTAATACACCTTCTTTAGCTGCAGCTTCTTGTATTTCTGCTGTAGTGGCTTTAGGATTAGCTTTTATATATCTACCTAACCAATCATATCCTGTTGTAGTAGCTGCTATTTTTTTATAAACTTCTTCTTTACCTACATCACCAACACCATTACCAATTTCAGCTAAAAATTTAGATTTTTCATTTCTATATGCAGCTTGATTTCTATCATTAATATCAAGTTCTTGATTAGCTTGATTTAAATTAGTTTGATCAACTCCTAAATCAAATTGTTGTTTAGTTACATTCATTTGTCTATTTTGTCCTGAAGCATTCATATAAGCATCTCCTAATGCTTTAGTTTTATTTAAACCTGCTCCAAGTATAGCATTACGAGTAGCTCCAGTAGAACCACCCATTTGAGTAATTGCATTAACAGTATTATCATATTCATTACCTGCAATATTTTGCAAACTTCTTTCATCTACATATTCAGGTTTAAATCTAGCATCTAATCTATTTAATCTTTCATATTGAGGTTTTTCAAGTTGAGATAATTGATATGCATTCATAGCTATAGGAGCATATCTAGCAGCTTGACCTAATGTATCACCTAATTTAGATAAATTTGCTTTAGGTAATTTATTTGTATTTAAATTTGGATCTAACTCTGGATTAGAATATCCATTTCTTTCAGATAAATCACCAATTTCAATTCCTCTAGAATCAATTAAACCTTCAGTGTTAGGTGTTGCTGGTGTATAGTTTTTTTTATCTAATTCAAATTGCGCTGTAGTTTTTGGTCCTACAATACCATCTGCAACTAAACCTTTAGATAATTGATATTTTTTAATATCTGCTAAATTAGTTGGTGCTATAAAATCATCAGCTAATGGTATTGGACCTAACCCGTCTAAAATTCCACCACCAGCATACATTTTACCACCATAAGCAAAATCATTAACAAACTGTGTACCTTGTTTTATATTTTCATTTTTAAGTCTTTTAGTTTCTTCATCTTTATTTAAAAATTTAGAAACCATTGGTGTTATTGCTTTACCTACAGTACTACCAATTAATCCACCAACAGGACCACCAATAGCAGTTCCAGCTATTCCTAAACCAGTTTCTACTCCAGAATTAATCATTTGCTCTTTATCTCCACTTAATAATGAAGGTAGCATTTTAGTACCTGCACTAAGATAAGGATCCATACCTTCAGCAGAATCTAATTCACCACCCATAAACATTTGTTCTTGTGGTAATTCTTGTGGTTTCATAGCTTCTTGAGCTTCTGCTATTTTAGATAACATATTATCTCTAGTAGAAGTTGATATTTTATCATTTCTATCTTTAAATTTTTTATCTATAAGTTTAGTAGCATCTGCTACAGTTTTATTAGTTAAAGATTTAGGTAATCCATATTGACCTATAATATCTTTATTTAATATAATTCTATCACTATAGATAAAATTATTTTGTTTAGTTTCACCTTGTTCTACAGAATTACCTTCGCCTTGAGGAATTCCACCTAAAGGGTTTTGAGAATGTAACCCACCTGTATTAAATTGAGTTAAATCATTTTTATTCATAATTGATTTATATATTGTTTGTTAAGCTTATTTGCATTCTTGCAAATATAATAAATTTTATTGTTTATTCCAAACTATTTATTACATATTTTATAATAAAAAAAGGTATAGAATATATCTTTAGATAATAAACTATACCTTTATTGTTTTTAAACTGTATATGAAATAATAGGATTATGTAATATTAATTGATAATTATTATTATGTTCATACTGTAATTTTAAATAAGTCCAAGGATTTCTAATACGTTGTCTAGTATTATTATTTCTAGGAAGTATTATATTCCAATCTCTAAATTTACGTCTAAGATTTTTATCTCTTGCAAATATTAAAGGTGTTAATGTAGAATCTTGATATTCATTATAAGTTTGAACATGTGTTAATGTTCTATCGGGCTGATCTACACCATTTAAATATAATTCAGATTTATATTTAACATTATCTAAAATAGTATCCATATCTGATTCAGGATTAACTAATAATATAATATAACTAGGATAATATGTATTAAAGAATTGATTATAATTACCTTCATATTGTTTAAATAATTGAGTATTATTAGGATTTAATGCTAAAAAATTATTACCTCTACTAATATATATACTAGGTATATAATCATGAAAACTTTCAAAAGCTTCAATTAGTTCATTATAAGATAATGTAGTTGAGTTTGTATCTTGTAAAAATGTAAAAAATACACAATTATTTATAAAATCATAACTTGCAGAAACACCTTGTTTTAAAATAGGATTATCAACAATTAAATCATTTACTTGTATTTCATTACTCATATAAGTATGTAATCCTTTTTGATCTGTTAATCCACTAATACCTTGCTTAAACATATTGATTGATTTATTAATAATATCAAAATAATAAAAAGCTTGAGGTGAACTTACAACAGACCATTTATTTTTAGTACCTGAATCAGTACTTATATATCTATATTCTTGTAATACTTTACCAGAACCTAATTCAACTTCTAAACCATCATTTCCATTAACTTGAACTCTGGGTTGTATTGAAAGAAATGCCACTGCAGAATCTTGTAATGTGTATAATTCTTCATTAAATTCATGTAATGAATTAATTGCACCATATTTACCATTTAATGTTATAGTGTTATTAGGTTGTAAATCAGTCCAACTATCTATTACTTCACCAGGTATTTTTACTTTACTTGATATTACATTAGTATCAAATGAATTAACTCTTTTAAATTTATAATCTAAATCTCGTCTTAATATTAAATTTGAATCTTGAGAATAAACTCTATTATATTTTTGATATTCTTCATCTTTAGGTTGAAATCTATTATCCCATTCTCTAATTGATAAATCATTTCTATTTTTTAAATCAACAGTTGTTTCTACTTTAAATTCTACTATTTCAGTTAATTGTTGAGATGTTTCACTATAAATTTCAGTATCTGTTTTAACTAATTTTGTAAATAAAAAATTATTTATAAAAGTATCTCCAAAATGTAAACAATTATATTCATTATTATCTATTAGTTGAAAATCACCTACTTCAATATAATTACTTCTTTTTTTAGATTCATAACTATTACCACCATAAATATTACCTAAATATATTAAAAGATTGGGTATTTTAAATTCACCTAAAATACCAATTGAAGGATCTGCAATTAAAGAATCATTATATAAATCTTCTATACCTAATCTATCTACAGTATCTAAAGTATTATCACCTAAAGCAAAAGTTATATTTTTAGCGCCCCAACTATTAACACTACTAATACCATGATCTGGATGTCCATCTGAACCTTCACCAGTATCTGTAGCTAATAATTCTAAAGAATTATAATAATACATATCTGAATCATTATTATACATTGTTCGACCTTGACCTTTAGTAACTAAATTTGGAGTTCCGTATATTTCATAAGTATTATTTGAAGATATATAATTACCTCCATATTTTCTATATGTTTGACTAAATTCCATTTCAATACTAGGTCTAGGTCCAAAATAACCATATCTAGATATCTGATCTATATCTCCAATTATTTCAATTGTATTTCCAGGTAGTAAAGCTTTTTCATCTCTAGGACTTATAGCATTAAAAACTTTTATTTCATCTTTTATTTCTTTAGTTTCAATATGTCGCATTTGTGACCAAAGACTATTATAATCATTTTGAATTCCACCAATAACATTTAATTCTACATCTCCTATATTTTGAATTATATCAAATGTGATTTCAGGAGAAAATAATTGCATTAATTTGTTAAATTGAAATGTTCCAAAAGTCCAACCATCACTAGATGGAGATTTATATACTTCATTACCGCCATTACCAGGAATTGCAGGATGAATATTATCAAATCTATCTAATCGTAAATAACTTTCATTTCCATACATTGGACCTAAAAAATCATCAAATCTTCGCATCATAGATGGTATTTTACTACCATTATTAACTTTATTTATATAATCAACTTCTAATGGATCTTCTTCATTATCTCCTGAAGTATCAACTGTTTGAGATAACATTCCATTAATAATACCTTGACATATAATAGTTCTATCTAAAAGAGTTCTCTCAGCTCTTATTAATCTATAACCAATAGGTTTTAATGATTCATCAAATATACCATCTTCATCTAAAAAATTATTATCATCAGCTAACCAAGTATAAAATAAAGGTTTTAATGTTATTTTTAAAGATGCGTAACATCCGTTTAAATTAGATTCATCATTTTCTACAATAGTTTTAAAATCAGCAATCCATTTTGGTAAACTAATTTGACCATAAATATTATAAAATTGAATACCTAATCTATATACTTCATTATCTTTTAAAAATCTTTTTTCAGAATCATCAATATTAAAATCATCAACGCCTATTTGATTTCTTATAATTTGATATTTTAAATAAGCTCCTTCTCCACCAATTATATCACTATTAAACTGTTTATTAAATATATCATAATTAATATTAATTGTAGAATTATCATATGGTACAGTTGTTATACCGTCAATAACATCTTCATTTATTAAAATAGGTGGTTCAGATGATGAAATAATACCACCATCATCAAATAATGAATTATAAACATTTGTTGTAGTATTATCTGTTTCAAATGAAAAAGCTCTTGTATCAATACTATCTAAATTATTATATGTATCAACATCAAAGTTTTTTTCTTTATAATTCGCAAAAAACATAATATTTTTTTTACTATTGATATGTTTAGGTATAATTATATCAGAACCTAAAAATAAAAATTCTTCTAATGATATATTTTCAATAACATTACCATCGTCATAATATACAATTTCTAAATTATCAATAATATTTTGATCATATATCAATGATATTTCAGGTATTTGATTATATGATGTATATTTAACAGCATATAATCTTAAATTTGTATATGTTTGATCTAAATTACTTATTTTAATAATAGGAACAGTACCTACTACTTCATTAATATCTCCACCTCCATTATCATCACCTTTAGTTAAAGGTATTAAATCTGTTAATGGACTTATTTTAGTTTGAGAACCATTAATTTTATATAAATTATAAGCATATTGAATCATACCTGAAGTATGAATTCCTCCTTGAATAGTATCTAATATTTCAGGTTGATCTAAATCAAAAGCACCTACAAATTGAATATTATTAAAACTTAAATTTATTAATTCTTCAATATCTTGATTTTCTATTGAATGATGTATATTAATAAATCTTGTTTGATGTTTACCATCAACCCAATATACTTTATCAATAGTTTCATTTTCAAAATTATTAATTACTTGAATTAAATTTTGAGTATTAAATCCAAGATTTCTTAAATAAAGTAATTCAATATCATATGTAACATCATTTACTTTCCATATACAATCAAAACCACTATTATCTGTAGTAAATAATATAAAATTATCTCTAACTAAACCATGTCCAATTAAAACTTGTGTTCCAGAAATACCATAAGAAGCATCTATTTCATCAGTAATATAAGATAATGTTTTATCGTTATAAGATATTACTTTAGTTCCGTAGTTAATAGTAGGAATAGGAATAGTAATTACTAAACTATTACCTTTTTCATTACTTACAGCTCCTGTAGACTGTGTATTTGTAGATATAATTTTAATATTTTGACCATGAAAATAAAATTCATTTGGTAATAATGACTTAGAAATATCTTTATTTAATCCTTTTTGAAAACTATGTTTTACTTGTTTATTTGCCATTAGTGTCGATATATTTGTTCTTTAACTCCAAAGTTATTATAAAAACTTTGCTGAGGATTTCTATCAATTATCATTCTGTTTACAGAAGACATCATTGTTTCTAAATGATCTAAATTTTGTACCATCATAGATGTTCCTGCTTGACCTGTATAAAAATGTCTTTTTTGTTCTATATAACTAAATACTTTATCTTGTATTTTACCCATCATCCATAAAGGTTCTAGATATTTATGTATAATATAATACTCTAAACCCATTTTAAAAGATTCATTATCTGGTATTAAAGGATAACCAAATTCATCTGAAGATACAGCTTTATAAGATACTTGTATATAACCTTCTTTTTTAGAAGTTTGTATAACACAATTATTTACAACATACGAATAATCTAAATTACATCCATCTTCTTCATTTTTATAAATACCACTACCATATATCATAGGAATACCACAATTAGTATCACATATATTTTCACCACTATATCTAACACCTCTAATATTAAATATATTATTTGGTAATAAAGCTTTATATTCGTTTAATTCTAATGGTGGATCTGTAACTTTAGATTCTAAAGATAACGGAGCACCTATTAATTTTATATATTCTAATGCAAATTCAGCACATTGTTCATAAGATAAATCTGTACATAAAGGATTTCTTAATACTTTATACATTATTTGACCTACTGAGGTCATTTTTCCTGATACCATTTTAATATAAATTAAATGCCTGAAAAGGTTCCAGGTCTTCATTAAGTATTCTTGCAGCTAAACTTCTTGCAAAAAATCTACAAGGTTTAAACTTAAAATATTTTTTATTATAATAAGATGTACCTATTTTTCTCATTTTAATTCTAAATATGTATTTAGAAGTATGATTATTTAAATATCTTATTACTAACTTTTTTTCTCTAGCTTCTTCATCATCAAGCCAAAGTTGATTAGTAGTTTTCCAATCAACTGGATTTTTATTAACAAGTCTATTGTTAACTATTTTTACAACTCTTTTATGTTTTCTTATACAAAAACATATTTGTGTTTTTACAGGTGTAAATTCTAAACCATCATTTATAATTGATTCTACAATTCTTTTATTAAATTCAGAAATTACTTTATTAAATTTAACAGAATTTTGAGGTTCTTTAATTGTAGATTTATAATGATTATAATAGTCTTTTATACCATAATCTATTTTTAACTTACCTTCAGTTCTTTTAGCTATCATTTGCATTATTTGTTTCATCTTTAGGTAATTGTAATCTACCTACTAATTTTTTAACAATTTCTTCTGTAATATTATCTACATGATGTGCTTGTAATGGATAATCTGTTGTTAAATCATCAAAACATTTTTTAGGTATTTCACAACCACAACAGTTTGCATAATTTCTAAGTTCTAATGGATCTTCAAATATACCTGATACAGTTATACATTCAATTAATTTAACAGCGTTAGATTCACTAACTAAATAAATATATTGATCATCATCTAAAAATGCATATATAGCTTGACCAAATGATGAATATTTACTCCATATAGCTCTTTCTTTATTAACATAATTAAATGGTATTGCAACTCTATTAGTTGGTTTAACCGTAGTTATAGCTGATTTAAGATGTAATTCTAAAGGTTTGGGAACTTTCTGCTTTGTACGCATTATTGTGCCGCATTCGTACTCTAAATTACATTGATTGATAGATACTTCTTCAAGTTCTAAACATAGTGTTTGAAGAATTGCATTATCAATAGTTTTTTGTAAGTTATTTAAATCATTTCTTAAATACTTAGCTCTTTTAATACCGTAAAGATACATTATATATCTTCCTGATATATTTGAATCATCACTGTATTCTTTAACTCCTTCTCTTACACTATACTCTAATTGAGCGATTGTTGCCATATATTATTTTAAATTAAAAAACCCTCAAATTTCTTTGAAGGTTTTGAGTTTTATATTGTTGTTAAGTCTTTCATTATTTATTAATTTCTAAATACTTTAAATAGTTTGTATTTGACATTTCAAATACTCTACCTGTATCTAAATCTATCATAATATGTTTTATTGTTCCAGAATTTGTAGTTACTGTTTTAACTTGTTTAATATTAATATTTCCTGTAATAGGAGAAGTTTGTTTAATTTGACCATTTAAAACTCCAGCATGAATTCTAGGATTATCTAAATATTTTAATTCATGATAAACTTTTTCAAGTTGTCTAACATCTTCATCACAATAATCTAACATATCTTTCATTGCAGATCTATCGTTTTGCATTACAACTTTATTCCATAAATCAGGTGTAGTTTGTATTTTACCTTCAAATCCTAAAAATTTAGAAATATAATCTAATCTATTTGAATTTAAATAAAGTTTAGATTTAGCTACTTTTAATGTATCAAATTGTTTATAGTTAGGAAGTGTAGGAATTCTATGAAATAAAGCTCTAGTTTTTAACCATTTAATATCAAAGTTATCACCGTTGTGAGCTACAATTAAATCTGCTTCATTTAATACTTCTACAAATTGTTCAATTAAAAATTTATCATTTTGATTTTTATCCCAAGATAAATTATAAACTTGATCTTCACCTAACCATTTATACGATACACATATAATTGCTCTTTCTTTTGTTATTTGATTTGGTTGAATATTTTGTTTATAACCTGCTCTCCAAAACCATCCTAGATTAGGAGATGTTTCTAAATCATATATTAAAATTTTACCTTCATTATTAATTTTAGTAAATTCGTTATCTTTTAATTCTAAATTAACTTCTCTAATTGCGTCTTTACATTCTTGAATAGTTGTAATAAAACCTTTATTTAATAAAACACGTCTAAGTCTTTTACCACCTTCTTTTAAATATCCTTTTTTATTTCTTAAAAATTCTTTAATTTCTTCTTTATTCATAATATTGATTTAATTAATATTAATACAAAGATAATACAAATAAACGAGAAATCCTAATTTTTTTGCAATTATTTTATAATTTTTTTTATTATTACACAGTTGTAGTAAAAATATCTTTAACTTCTTCAGCAAAATCAGCAAGAATTCTAAAAAAGAAATCGTTAATTTCTATATTTTTAAAATTTAAACCATTAGAATATAATGATTGACCTGTGTATTTATTAATAATATTAAATTTATTATCTAAAAAAGTATATGTGTGATCATTTATTTTATAATACATTTCATTTAATAAAAAAAATTCATTATCAAATCTATTTATTTTCATTATAATTTTATTAAATATGTTAATGATATTGATTGATCAAAACTGTAACCACCTAAAATAACATTACCATTTCCAGTTTGAACACCTGCATTACCAGTAAAATTAAATTTATCTAATTCTTTAGTATTAGAAATTCCACCACCTACTAAAAAATTCCAAGTTTTTTTATTAAACTTAACAGGAACATCTAATTTTCTTTCTTTAATTGTCCAATCAAATTTCAAAGAATTTAATGTACCTTGTACTTCAGCAGTACCAATAATTTTAATACTATCATTTTCAAATGGAACTGCATATTTTCTAACTTGAATTGAATTTATATATTCTTTTAAACGCGCTGTTTCAGACTCTAAATTAATATATTTATCTGCTAATTCTTTATTAAAAGGATTTTCCGTAACAATTAAACTATCTTTGTATATCAAACTATCTTTAGTTTGAATAAGTGGTTTAGGTTTAATTATAACAGGTGAAGTACCAGACGATGCTGGTACAGTCACTGTAACATTTTTAATTTCTTTTGGGCTAGTCCATCTACCTATAAAAAAAGATAACAATAAAATCGCTATTCCAATTATAATATATTTTATATTATTATTCATAATTTAATTTTTAATTTCAAAATGCATCCAATCATAATTTTTTTCACGACCTAAAGAAACAAATCCATGTTTATAAAAAATGTCAATCATTTGTTTATATTCAGGTCTAGCAAATCTTGCAGTTTTACTTGTTTCTTTTAATAAATTTCTTTCAGGATCTAAATCAATTGCAATACCCCAACTATGTCTAGAATAATCTGAACCACCACGCATAGCTCTAAAATTAAAACAACCACCAAATAAATCAATTCCTAGCTCTTTTAATTTTTCATAACCATATACTTCTTTTAGTTCTAAAAATACTTTTTTAAAATTATCAGCAACTAATTTATGACATCTCATTTTGTTAACTGTAGTATTTAAATCCCAAGCTAATCTCATTGGATATGGTAAATCAATCGATACTAAATATTTTCCTTCTTGAGTTGGTTTACCATATTTAGTAATTGCTTCTTGTGTTGTAATCATAATTATTTGATTTTATATTTATAATAAGGATCATTTAAAATTTTTTCAATTTCAATTAATCCTTGTTCTGTTTTATCTAAACTTTTTTTAATTTCTAAAGTTTCTTGTTCTAATGTTAAATTTGTTTCTTGATTATAACTTGTACATACTAAAAAAATAAAAGAAACAAATATTAATTCTATTTTTTTCATTAATCTAATTTTTTACGTATTCTATCTAAATCTTTTTCTAATTTATCAGCTTTTTCTTTTAACTCTTTGTTATAATTATCTCTAAGATTATCTAATTCAGCTTTGTTTTCAATCTCTTTATTTTTTTCAGCTTCTCTAATTGCTTTTAAACAATCTTTACTATCTGAAAGATTTAATGCTTTTTGGATTGATAATTCTCTTTTTATTTCATTTTCTCTTTCTTCAGCTTTATTAGCTCTTGAATAAAAAAAGAAATTACCTGCAGCCATTATTACCATTAATATTAAAGATAGAACCCAAGATCTATTCTTAGGTTCTGTATCAATAACTTTAATTGCGATATCTTTAGCATCTCCGCTATCTATCATTTTTATTTGTTTAGTTAGTTTAATTAATTTTAAAATTTAAAAATTAGGTTGTATAAATATACCTTGTTCACCAACTTGTAAAGTAACATTATATTTTTTTAGTAATTCTTGTAATTCGTTACTTGCCAATTTTGCTCTAGATTCCATATCTTCTTTTACAATTTCCTTTGCTTCTTCTATTTTTAGTGACATAATTATATTTTTTTTAATTCTATATTTATTAATTCTAATATTTGTTTTCCTATTAAAGATTCTTTCCAATAAATAAAATCACTTTGATAAGATTTTCGCTCTATTTTCAAAAGTTCATTATTTATATAAGTTATCTCTTTATAAAAAATTGACATTCTTTTCCCTTCTTCATGAGCTTCGATACCATCAAAAACTCTCTCTACTTTTATAATTGCTTCTAATTCACTAATTACTATCATATTATACTGATGTTACGACTTCCCATCCTGAGTTGCCTCCTATTACTAATTTTCCTAAAGTACTGTCATATATTAATGCTCCTTTTACATAAGTTGGTCTACTTCCAGTAGCATATTGAGTTAAATTTACTCGACCTCTTAAAACAGTGTCAACAATAGAGGTATTACCTATTGTTGCAGTATTACTTCCTGCTCCAATTGCATTATATCCTATTACAATTTCATTTACAGACGTATTTGTAAATGCTTTTGTTAAATTTCCTAAAAATACAGATTGATTACAAGTTGTTAAAGGAGTTACTCCGTCTGCAATAAATCTACCTGCCCCAACACCAAATACTACATTTGCGGAACCTGACGTTAAATTATTGAAACATAAATATCCAAAACTACTATTTTCAGAACCTGTTGATAAAGCAGACAAACAATTAAATCCAAAACCAGTATTATTATTTCCGTTTGTTATGAGTTTTAATACATCATATCCGAATGCAGAATTATTACTTCCTGTAGTTAATGCTGTTAATATGTTATGACCAAATCCCGTGTTAGAAGTTCCTGTAAGTGAAGCTGAATTTAAAACAGAATAACCAAAACTTGTATTTGTTGGGGTAACGTTTTGTATTGCTATTCCTTTTACAGTTGTACTAACTTCTTGTAAAATACTATTTCCTATAACACCTGATGCTGTAAATTTTGTTAATCTATTATTAGTACCTGTACCTGTTATTGGATTTGTTAATAAGTCTTGTTTAGTTGCTAAACCAGTATCAACATATATTTTTTGCGTATAATCTAAGTCTGTTATGTTTGGCGTGAAATCTCTATTTGAAGAAATACCTCTTGCTCCTGATGGTAGCTGTGAACCGCTTAAAACTAATCCTCCATCGTTATTTAAAGTGTCAATAAAAGTACTTAATGAAACGCTAAATTCTTCAAATGTAGCAGAAGATACAACTGACCTACCAGTTGTATTGCTTCCAAAACTTAAAGTTGCTGAATTTCCTAAATCTTCTAAATCTTTACTAATATCATTAATACCAATTATTAAATCACTTTGTGTTGAAGAAAAACCCGTAATAGATTCAGTTTCTAATATTCCTGCAATAGGACTTCCAACTTCTGTTCCTGGTAATGGAATATAATTTCCAACTTGTGATTCTAAATATTCTTTTGTTATTAATGTTTTATTATCTCCTGAATTAATTAATGCTTCAGTTAATGTTGGAGCAATAACTCTACCTTCTTCATCAACTATAGCTCTTAATGTTTCAATTTGTAAATCATTTCCTGATACTGTTTTTTGTGAAGTATAAACCTCAACTCTACTTTGACCAATTCCTTTACCTTTACCTGCTTTTAATTTAAGTGTACCACCATTAAGATTTGATGCACCATTTGGATTTTCTAATTTATAAATTTGCCCTCCAGAACTAGAGCCTGAACCGATATATATGTCACCATTAAAATTATCAATAGCTTCCCAAAATTGTGTACCTACTCCTGGAGAAGTTGGAAAACTATGAAATATAAAGTTACCCACACCACTAGTTTGTTTATAAACACCAGAGTTTTGAGATATAGCATAAATATCACCATTATTATTAGAAGTTAATCCATACCAAGTTCTAAAAGTTTGTCCTAATCCAACAAAAGGACCAATTCCTCCTGTTTGTTTATAAATATCGTCATTATAAACAGGAATATAAATATCACCATTTGGTGCACTTGTAATTTTTCCATAATTTTTTGGAGGTTCACCTAGTGATACAAAAGAACCAGTACCCGCAGTTTGTTTATAAATACCACCTAATGTAGCACTTGAAGATACTCCATAAACATCTCCATTAGGATGAGCATACACATCTAACCAAGGTACTGTTGTTATACTTTGTAAAACAAAAGAACCTGTTCCTGCTGTCTGCTTATAAATACCATCGTAAGGTTTAGCATAATATATATCATTTGTACTTGTAACACAAATAGCATCTGGAGGCTGAGTTGAAGTTGCTTGATATAATGAAAAATCTGAGTCTAAAGGTCCTTTTTTAAATATACCTGCGGTATAAGTAGGAGCACCTTGTTGAATTGAAATATACATACTACCATCTGGTCCAAAAGTAACCTCGCTATAATTTATAAGATCTTCATTTAAAGATATAAAATTACCAGAATCAGTTCCAATATCAGTACTTCCTGCTGTAATAGATAAATTTTTACCTTGTGTATTTTTGTCTGTTTTTTGAATACTAATTTCTCTATTAGATTGATTACCAAAATCAATATCTTTGTTTGGTGTAATTGTATCAATTCCTAAATTTGTGCCATTATCAAATATTCTACTATTTCCAAGATTATATTCAGATGTAAATTTTGGAATAAAATCAGATTCTCCAATTATAATATTTACAGCATTATTATTAAGTAATTGAAAATCTGCATCTATAGTTTGTAATTCACCTAATCCATATAATCCACCAATAGGTAAAAATAAATAATCAGCTTCTAGTCCAATTTGTGTAACTTTAATTAATCTTGGTGCTATTGAAACATCTTGAAATTCAAAAGCAGGATTTAATTGATTTATATATTCTGAAACAGTTAATCCACCTAAATCTGTAATAGTATATATTTGAGTTAATGGATTATCTTCAATATCAAAAATAGTTATTGAATTTTCTGTAATAAATAATAAATTAGGTTTTGTCAATTGAATTCCATCAATACCATATGTTCCTCTTCCATAAGTTATTATATCATAAAATCTAACTCTAGAATAAGAATTTTCAGCATCATCTTCAGTAGCTACAAAAGCTTTTAATTTTACAATTTGAGTTTCAGATACGGTAAAAGTAGGTAAGTTATTATAAGCAATTAAAACTTTAGAATCTACTGATTGATTTGCAATATAAGGAATAGTTACAACTTTTACAATTTTATTATTATCCTGAGCATCATTAAATGTAATATTACCTAATGAATTTTCTATATGTGCCATATTATATTGTTTGTGTTAAGTATTTTAAAACTACTTTACTTCCAGAAGTTACTGTAAATGTAACAGGTGTTTGATTTAAATTTGTAAATTCAGTATTTAATACAGTTCCTGTTGGATACGTAATAGTTGTTAAACCTGTTGTTTCTGTTATATTACCTTCTAAAACCATAATTGAAAAACTATGGAATGAGTTAATTGGAAAAGACACTTCTTCATTATCTAAAGGTTCATAAACTATTGTAGTTTGTACACCGTAATCTATACCACCATTTGAGCAAGTATTTACAGCAGCAACTAATTCTACTAATTTTATTAAATCTTCATTTTTTATTTTTTTACAATCTGCAAAAGCAATTAATAATTCATTAATTACTTGAGAAATTTCATTACAATTTATCATTATATATCTTGTTTTATTTGTATTTTTATTGTTTCAGAACTAAAATCTTTATTAGTTACTAATAACGTCATATTAAGTAACGGAATTAAAACAATATCAAAATCATCTGTTATAATTTCATTTGTTGTTATATTTGTAATAATATAATTAGTAATAGAAGACTCTGAAATTGCAAAGCATTTTTTATGCTCACCAGTATATACAATATCAACTCCAGTTTCAAATTCTAATTTTGTTTTAAATAATTTATTATTAAAATAATTATCAATTAAAATTTCTTCTGAAAGTTCATCAGTTATATTTACAGTTAATCTTGAATCTTGCCAATAAAATAACTTATTAGATATTAAAAAATTATTACAATCTTTTGTTTCAGCTTGAACAAATTTTGGTTTAATTTGAACATGTTTTGGATATTTTAAAACAGGACATATGTATTTAGAAGAAAATTGAATATTTTCATATATAGAAGTTAATTTATTAATTTCTTCAACACTTAAATCTAAATTACAAGAATTTAATAATTTATAAATAATATTTAAATAATTAATATCTTCAATATTTAATTGACCATATATTTTAGATTGATTATAAATATTTTCAATAGATTTAATAATTACTGAAATATGTGTCTTATTGTCAATATGTAACATATTAATATTGTTTAAATTTATTACAAGAATTACATTCTATTGTTTCACAATTTTTACATTGTTTAATACTACAAAGTTTTTTTAATTTATGAATCATTTGAATTGCTTGAGTATAATAACCTATTTCAATTGCATTTTCAATCATTTCAATTAAAAGATTAATTGTAATTACAATATTATTATTAGAATTATTTCCACAGTTAGTACAATTACCAATTCCAGATTCTAAAAAATATGATAATAAACATTGTATGTAATTACCTAAATTATACGTAATTCCTAATGCTGGATCTTGACAAGTACTACAATCAGATTCTTCATCTTCATATGTGCTTTCTACTTCTATAAATAATATATCTTCAAATTTAGAAATATTTAATTCTGAGTTAGTAACAATGAAAATTTCTTTATTGTTTATTTGTTCTAATTTATAATCTAAATTAATTTTTAAAGAATAATCTTTAAAATCATCCATTTTCCATAAATTAATATGAGATATTTCATATCCTTCATTTGTTTCAACATCAATTGCTAAACCTTCTCCGTTATTAATTATTGAGAAATTATTTATTACGATCATTTATTTTTTGATATAAAAAAAGAGGAAAAGGAAAAATCCTCGTCCTCTTTTAGGTTAATTTTATTTTAATATTATACTACTGGTAAGTTAGCAGGTACTGTTGCTAATGTTCCAACAGCAGTTCTAATATCAGTAAGTACTGAATTTGTATTTGCATTGTTTGCTAATGTATCAGAAGCTTTTTCTACAATAATTGTAAGTACTTTATACTGTCTTTCAACAGAAGTTTCATTACGTGGTGCAAAATATTTAATTTGAATTACATTATAAATACCAGAAGCTGAAGCGTAATAAGGAGTAAGACTACCGAAGTTAGCAGGATACCCAAAATCTCTTGCAGGATCATATTTCATACCTTTAGTAAAGTATTCATAATTAGTAGCCCATTTACCAGTTCCATTTCCTACGAAAGGAGCAACTGTCTGTGTAGATGTCAAATAACCTAAATCAGAACCTTGTCCGTTTGTAGGTACATTTTCAAAAACTTTACCTTTAGCTGTAAATAACAATTTACGTCCGTCAATACGACCTGGTCTGTTTGCTTGGAATTTTTCAGTAATTAAAATACCTGTACCATCTGCAACAGCTGTAAATTCATTTCCACCTCTACGAGCTAAGTTTTTATTCAAAGAAAGCAAAACACCATTTCTAATAGTAGTTGCAGTATCAGAACCAATTACTTCACCTGTTACATAGTAACCTGGAATAACTGTAAAATTTTCAGGAGATAATTGATCTTCTAATCTAATTTCAACTTGATAAGTTTTTTTTGGTGCAACTGCTCCAGCAGCGTTAAAACCATCAACTTTAACAGCACCTAATACTTCAGCAGCATAAGCTTTAACTGTAATTTTATCAATATAGCGAGGATCTATTTTATCTGAAAATTCAAATCCACCAGCAGCTTCTGTGGCTTTTTGAAGTACAAAGAATGGTTTTCCTGCAGCTACATTTGATCCGTCTTTTGACAAGACTTTTAATTCTTTATCACTGGCTGTTGCAATAAAAGTAGCTACTGTTGTTTCTGTTGCTACTGCATTACCAATCATTAATTCACCTACTTGATTAGGTCCAAACATAATTTTTAATTTATTTAATTTATACTAGTTTTTATTCATTACGAATATCTAATTGAACTTTTGTTTGTAAATTATCTTTTTGATAATCTGCTAAAGCTAGTTCGACAGCTCTATCTAATATTTCAGAATGTATTTCTTGATCTAATTCACAATTAGTTAATGTTGAAATACCATCTATTGTTAATGTTTCTGAAGGATATGTTGTTAAAAGATTTTCTAATATAATAGGTTTAGGGTATTTAATATATCTAATTTGATATTCTAAACTACCTGTAATATTATAAGGGGATATAATTTCAACAACTTTATCATTTACAATATTTGATATATTTAATCTCCAAGCAATTTCTTCATTTGGATTTTGAAATGGATTTTTAATTTGAGTATTAAATTCATCATGTGTTACTGGTACAACTTCAATTATTGCACCATTCGCACAATCTTCAGATGTAACTTTTACTTTTTCATTTATGATTAAAAATAATTCATTAGGAACTATAAAAAATCTAGATGAAGGATGTATTGCAATTGAATTTGATGTTGAAACATTTACTTTATAATCTTTAACTAATTGTTTTAAATCAGTTCTTCTTTTTTCAGAATTTTCAAATCCTCTTTTTTTTCTATTACTATCAGGATCATAATAATTTTTAACAATTTCTAATTGAGCCTTAGTTAAATAAACTGATTTCTCATAAATATCTAAACTAGGATTAGATTGTCCAGCAATATTATTATACTGAATATCAAAATTGTTATTAAATTCCTGTACAGTCATAATTATTTATTTTGTTTTGGTTTAGCTTCAATTAAATCTCTTATTTCTTGATTTTTAGGATTATCTAAATAAGCTACAGCATTATCAAACGTTGGTAATTCACCAGGATTACATAATTCTAAACCATCAACAGTTGAATATTTGTTACTATTTTTAACAATAACTCCTTTATCAATCGCTGTATTAATTAAAAGTTTAGTATGAAATGATTTATCATTAACAACACTTACAAATTGTGAAGGCATTGTATCAATAAATTCTTCTACTTTAGTTTGAATCCATCCTAAACTAGAATCTTTAGATATTGGTTTATTAGTAAGTAATTTAAGTACACCTAACAATTTATCTCTATCATCTTCGATTTTACCATACATTTTAAATGCTTCTTTTTTAGAATCATATTTAACTTTAGATTCTAACATTTCTTCATGTTCTCTAGTAATTGCAAATTGATATGTTTGATTTTTATTACGATCTGCCCAAGTAAGAGCAATATCTTCTTTAGATAATGTTTCAAGTATTTTAATTGAAATATAATCCATAGGATTACTTAAATCAAATCTGTTGTTTGCATCATCTTTATGTAAAGACACTCTAAAATTTACCCAAAAGTTTCCATATACAGATAAATCTAAACCTGTAACAGCTTCTAAATATTCTTTTTCATCTGCAGATAATACATTTTTAATAGAACCATTTCTTTGTAATGGTGCAGAAAATTTTCTAACTGCTTTATCTAACATACCTCCTGCAATAACGTGATTAGCTTCTACATTAGCAGCCATACCTCTACGTCTATGAATATATTTAACTATAACTATTTCATTAGGTAATGTAAAATTACCTTTATATTGTTTTGTTTCCATTCTTCTCTTATTTTATTTCTTCTTCCGAAAGATTTTTATGATTTTAATTTATAATAAAATGAAAGGGACGTACATCACGCCCCGATCACATTATTACTTTTTATTATTTTAAAGTGCAGGTGCTAAGGCTAATGCTTAGTTGGGCACTGTTAAACTAATTTCTTAGTCTATAATTGCTGGTTTTAAAGTTGCAGTTCTAGAAGCATCTTTTACTAATGAACCAACACCTTCAACAAGTGCTGTCATTGTAGCAGAATCTTCCATTGTTTGCATCTCACCACCTCTACGTCCTGTAAAAGGATTACGGATACCTGCTTGGTAACCACGTAATTCATCAGAACCTTTAACTTTAACTTTTTGGATATTTGGCTCTTCCATTGAACCAATGTAAAGAATATCATATCTGTAAGATTCAGCAACACCACCATCTGGGTGAAGTACTTTATTTCTTACTTTATCATCATACATTGGATCTACTTCTAACATTACGTGAATGTTATTAGGAGCTCTATATTCTGTGAATTGGAATCCTGCAGAAAATGCGTTATCATGGAATTTAGATTGTACTTGTTTGATTGCATTTTGATTTGTATTATCAAATCCTAAAGCAGCCCAACCTGAAGCAATTTCAGCTACAGCTCTATGAAATTGAGCAGCACCTCTTTCACCTGTACGTAACATAAATTTACGTTCTGACCAATCTAATTTACCTTCAGATAATTCAGAAAGTAAATCTTCTAATAGACGAATTGAGAATCTGTTATAAGTAGTAGTATTAGATACTTCCATTTGTTCTCTAATTCCAGAACCAGCTTTAATTTCAACATTAGCATTACCTTTGTTTAAGAAACGACCATTTTCATCACGGTTTGTTTTACCAAACATGATTGTTCTAGATTTAATTCTAGATAGTTGTTTTTCAAACTGCCAGTAAACTTCTTGCATCCAAGTAGTAGAGCTATGTACTTTTCCTGTATTAGGATCTCTTGTTTCAATACCTGCAAAATATACTGGTTGAATTTTACAATCAATCATTGCACCTGAAACTTTGTGTTCCATACGAATAGAAGTAAGTGAGTTTCTCATTAAGTATGGAGAAGTGAATCCCATACCAGCACCTTGGATAGATAACTCATCTTCAACTGGAGCACCCTCAATAGAGAATTTATTTCCAGGTAAAAATTCATCTCCAGGAATACCTGCTAATGACTCTTGACCACCAAATACTTCACATGTATAAACATAATTAGAACCTTCCTCGAAAGGATCTTCAAGAATACGCATTTGATAAACGTCTGGTCTATGACCAGCAATTAAATGCATTTTAGTAAACCATTTTTCACCAAACACTAATTCAAATGTTGCTCTAGCAGCTCCAATACCTACGGTACCAGCATCAACTACAGCTCCATTATATCTTGCTTCAACAAGTGGAATGTTTCTTTCATCAGAACCAACAACTTTCCAAACAAATTCGTTTGAACCTGCATCTAATACTTTTTCTGGAAATAAAGATAAAGTTGTATCTAAATTTTTCATTCCTGAATTTTGTAAAAGCACAGTAGTTAATGGAGAAATCAATTGAGGAGATTGTCCAAATAATTGTGAAATGTGATTTTTTAATGTTATGCCTGACCATGCTTGTCCACGAGTCATGACAAATTTCCCTATACTCATATTATATATTTATTTATTAATTTTGTTACTTTTTAATTAAAACATTCAGTGTAACCTTTGAATATTTTTTGTGGTACATATCTATTTACATTTTTTAATGAATTATATTCAAGCCAAATAGCATCATATTTATTCATTAACGCAAGTTCCAATATTTCTACCTTATATGGAATTTTCCATAATCTATTTTTAATATTTTTTGTTAAACCGTATTTATAAAATATAGTTCCATCTTCTTCAATTAATTTTAAATTATAGAAATATAATTCTTCATTAATCCATATTTGTTTATATCTTTCAGCAAGTGTTATATTATAAGAAGCTTTAATATATTCATCTGTAGGATTTTCTAATCTTTTTAAATGTCTTAATTCTTTTTTACGAGTATTTATACGATCTTTATTTAATTCTCTATATATTCTTTCTCGTTCTAAAATTTTAATTTTATTTTTTTGATAATAAATTTTAGATTTTTCACTTATTTCTTCTTTCTTTTCTAACTTTCGCTTTTTATCATATTCAGCTTTCTTTTCTTTTGCTGTCATAATAAAACTTTATAAATTTAATACGTGACCGTTTGTATTATCATAACTCTGACTATCTTGCATCCATAATGGAGTACCGTTATCTGCAGTTCTAGTTTGTTTAGCTATTTTTTCTAAATCTTTAATTGCATTAGATTTTGCAGGAGTAGTAAGTTTTGAATAATCTTTAAATCCATTTGTTAACTCATAAAACATATGCATACGTGCTTCAAATTCTAAAGGATTTTCTCTACGATCTCTCATGAATTTATTTTCAAATTCTCCATCTGGAGATTTTCCAACAATTTCAGTGATATTTTTATAAACTTTATCTTGAATAACTTTAGTTAGTTTTAAACCTTTTACTAATTCTTTAGATTCATAAATAGTTTGTTTAAGTTCTTTATCTAGATTTTCTTGAGCAATTCTATCTTGTTCAATTTTTTGTTTATAATTTTCTTGTTCTTGTATAATTTGTCTTTTTTGAAATTCTTTAAGACTTTCTAAAGATTCAACAGCATCTTCTAAAATTGCATCATCACCCAAATCAATTAATCTTTTTAACATACGAGATGTTTTAGCTTGATCTAATCCTTGATTTTGTAAATCTTGTTGAATTATTTGTTTAGCTAAAGATAAATCTTCTTTTAAAGTATCTTCAGTAATTACAGATAGGTCTTGTATAGCTTTTTTACTTTGTGCTATTTTATTAACATCAATATTATTAATAAAATCTTCATTAAGTTTTAAAGCTTGAATTTCTTGTTCTTTTTTAAATGCAGATACTAAATCATCAACAGATTTAATAGGTGTATTTTCGATGTCCAATGAAGGTAGTAATCCTTGTTCGTAAACAACGGTAGCTAAAGAAGAATATAAGTTGGAAGAAGGTTCACTACCCTCATCACTACCTTCATCTTGTCCATCTTCCTCATCTACTTCCTCTGGACTTTCATCCTCGACTTGGTTATCAATATTTTCTATTACAGATTCATCTGTAATTATTTCATCATCTTCTGAGTTTTCTTCAAAATTAGGAATTAAACCAAAGTTTAATTCGGTATTATCAAAGAAACCCATATTTAAATTCTCTTCTTCCATAAGTAAATTTATTATGTTTTTTCTTTAAGTTTACAAATATAATATAAAACTAAAAAAATTCCAAATATTAATTAATATATTTTCAATATTTGGAAGATTTTTAATAGCTTTTTATGTATTTGTTTTCTTCTTAATTCTTGCAATTTGTTGATCAACTTTTTTAGCTTCCATTGAATCTTTATGTTTTAACATATCGTTATCTAAAGCTTTTAATTTTAAAGTATAATCTTTTCTAGCTTTTTCTACATCTAATTCAAATTTATTAATATCTAAAGGATCTGCAATACCATCATCATTTGTATCATTAGCTTCTAAGTTTCCACCTTTATCACTAATTTCTGCAATGTAACGTCTAGTATCATTATCTCTAATATTTTTAGTATCTTCTAATTGAAGTTTTCTTTCTTCTAAATCTTTACGATATTGTAGATCTTCTTGAGCTATTTTATTTTGTTGTTCACCTTGTTGAGATTGACGTTGTGCCATTTCATCTTCAGCATTTTCAAGTTTTCTTCTCATATCTTGTAATGATGGACTAAAATAAATATCCATAATTGTTGACATAGAACCACCATTTTGAATAAACGCTTGAGCATATTGTTTAATAGCTTGTTCAAGCTCCATTGTTTTAGCCGTAGAAGTAACTAATATACCATAATCAGATTCAGCAAGAGTTTCACCTTCCATATTTAAAACTTCTATAGTTTGATCATCTAAGATATATTGAACTTTTTTGTTTTCAACATCTCTTAATGCAACTTTAGCTGTTTCTAAAAAAGCTTCTAAAACTCTAATTTTAACTGATTCATGTAACATAAACCAATATTCTGTAATATGACTAGATTGATTAACAGAACGTTCTACACCACCAACAGTTTCTCTATTAGCAACTTGACCTTCACGTTGTCTAGATACACCACACAATTCACCCATTTCCATTTTAATGAATTCAAGTAATTGTATATGTTGTTGTATATAAGCACCAGTTTCCATATCAATAACAGACTGACCTTGATTTTGCATATTACCTGATAACTTACCAGTTGATGCTCCGTGATTACCTTCTTTAAAACTATCTACAACAGCAATCTTATTTACTACAGCAAAGTGCATCCATTTCTCTATTTCCCAATTTGCAGGAACTTGAGCTAAATCTAAACGCATTATTTTACCATAGTTAGATGCAATAGCTTTATTAAGTCTATCAAATATAGCATCATACATATACTGAAAGTTTTTAGCTCTATCTATAAGAGATACTGCTTTACCTTGATTAGTATTATATATTTGACCAATAACTCCAAGATGTCCTTTAGATGGGTTATTTGCTTTTACATATTGTATTTGTCTAGGACGCATTTTTAAATAAATATCTTTACCTAATTTAACACCTTCCCAAGCTTCATTAATCCAAAATATAGTTTCTTCTTCACCTCTAGCTTTATCAGTTATGTATTCTTCTGATTCAAATCTAAATTGAGTTTCACCATATTCATCATAATATTGAATTTTTTTTACTTTACGTAATGATTTCCATCTAACTATAAATTCTCTAATGTTTCCATTTTCATCTGTATAATTAGAATTAAAAACATGTCCATTTAATTCAGCTAATCCAAATAAAGTATTATATGTATCTTTTCTACCATAAATACTTTCTTGTCCATCTCTTAATAAAGTATGATTATTTTGATCATCAGAATATCCACCTTTTGAAGTAGTGCTATATTCTGTAAGATAATCTATTTCTTCAGGTTTTAATTCGTCGTAATATTTATCAATTAAATAATTAGGTGATTTATGATCTTCAATAATAATTAAAGACGAATCTTCGATTTTATCAGAATTACCATTTCTTACAGCTCTAACTTTTAATGGATTTAATTTATCAAAAGTAGGTTCACCATGTTCTATATCTAAGATATATATTTCTTCAGCCATAATTAAAGCATCCTTAAAACCTTTACTAAATTTTTCTTGAAAATTAAGTTCTTGCCAATAATGTTTAAGAATTTGATTAGCCATTTTCTCACGCATGTCTTGCCAAGAATATTTCATATACTTACCAAGCTCTTCCATTTTAGCTTTTAATTCATCATCTTGATAATTAGCTTCTAAAATAGCAGTTAATTTTTCAGTTAAAAATTTCTTTTTATCTTCTTCTTTTTTAGTAATTGCATCAGAGTTAATAACTACTGCGGACCAATCAAATCTACGTTTAATTTCTTCACCAACTAATAAATCAACTTTAGGTACAACAATTGGATGATGAGGTATTTCATCAGAAATATATGTTGCATCTAAATGACTTGGATTAGTTACTTTAAGTAAATCTTCTTGATCTAAAATACCATTATAAAGATTTAAATTAATTATTTTATTCTTTAAATCTTTACGAACACCTTCATTATGATAATAAGAATGTGTATCTGAATAATCTACATTATCTTTTCTCCATTCTTTATTTTTTTTACTATAAGGTAATCTCTGTAAAGGTAACGGAATTGTGTTTATTCTTGCATCCATTATACTATTCTTAAATTAGTTTTATATTGTAAATGTTTCTTTGTTAATTGAGAATGTAAAGTTTGACAAGGAATATTTAATAATTGAGAAGCTTCTTTTATTGAATTATAAAAAATACCAGTTTCCATATCTAGTAAAATTTTAGAAGTATTATTTGCTAATTTCATTTTTTCTTTAGTTTCAGAACTTAATGATTTACCTAATCTTACTAAACTCATTTTATTTTTAGTTTTATTAGATATAATTTTACCTTTTTGTTTTTCAGATATTTTTCTTTTAACTTCTTCGGTCCTTGGAATTTTATACAATTTACTATTTTCACCAGATAAAGAAACTATCATTTTTTGTTTTGTTTCTTCTGACATTATATATCCATGAACACCATCTCCACCATCAGTATGATTTACAAGAATTCCTGTTTTTTTGTCTATTCTACCATAATAAGATATTAAATTTATTTCTAAATTTTTAGCTTCTTCTTTAGTTAAATTTGTATATAAAATTTCAATTGTGTATCCATATTTATTTACAAAATTTTTCCATAAATTAGATCTACCTGATTTACTTTTTGATCTTTTTAAAGAACCAATACCAATATAAAATATTTCTCCATTAGGTTTTAAATGTTGATATACTATTTTGTTTCTTTTTTCACCTTCCATTTATATAAGTTTATTAAATTTTCTATTAACTTTACAATATACGAAATTTTTATTCATTTTCAAAGTAATTATAAAATTATTTTATATGATTGGTTGATTTCTAATAGCTTTCTTTTGATTATAGTTTTTATTAAAATATACATCATTACTTAAACTTTCAATTTGTTTGCCATCATTCTCAATAGCAGCTTTACTTATTTTATATTTATCTTCTCTAAGTATAAATAACATACCTGCCGCAGATATTCTATCAAAGTTACCATCGCTATTCCATTTCATTGCTTCTTCTATATGTGCAAGTCCTCTCATAGTATGTAAATACATCATTCCTTCTTCATTACCTAATACTGGAGTATTCATCCAATCAGCATGAAGTTTTCTACCCCATTTATTAACTTCAGCATTTGCTAATGTACCTTTAGATAAATTACCATAACCAGTACCTTTAGCTAATTGCATATCTTTAAGAATTTGAGGTGTATCACATAGTCTATGTAATTGATTCTTTTTATCAAAATAACTAAATAGACCTTTTAAGTTTTTCTCATAGTTTGCAATACCATTATAAAATTCAATTGTGCGTAAAGCTATTTCATAAGCTTCTTCAGCTAACTTAGGTCTACCTGTGTATTCACAAACTATTCTATCTGTAAAAGTATCCATTCCAATTATACTAAATAAAGATGTACCTGCATCAGCATCAATAGGGTCAATACCAAATATATATCTACCAAAAGCAATTTCACCATTAGCATTTTCTTTAGGCATCTCAAATATTTCTAAACAACCTTCTCTATTAGCATTATCTTTATCATAACTTCTAAGAGGAAATTTATCTGTAGTAGGTTTCCATTTAAGTTTGCCATTTTCACCTCTAATTAAATTACCTACATAATGTTCAGCTAAGAAAGAATCTTTTTTAACCATAATAGATTCAAGATGTTCTTTTAAATCAGATACAGGAAACACTGTTCCTTCAGTACGCATAATTGCTTCTTGAGGTGTAATAGGTTCTTCTGCTTTCTTTTGTGTGATTGCATTTGGATCTGTAGAACTATATTTTACAATATGTCTATCAGATAATATTTCAACTAATGCTTTAATTATGTCAGGTTCACCAACAGTTTCATCATAACACATATTACGATTCATATACGCACCCCAAAAGAAACCACACATATTATCCCCAGTTGCATTTTTATCAAATACATTTGGTATTCCATATATATTATAACCACCAGGACTATAAAATAACTTTTCAGATCCTTCAAAACTACCACCTTCAACTCCACCTGTACCCATTGCAATCATGAATCCAAATGTCATATTACCATCTTCTACTGCTTTTCTATTAACGTTCCAAGCTTTTTCAAGATTTGGAAATAAACCATCTTCTTCATAATGAATTAACGGTCCTCTAATACCCCTAGCTTTATCAGGATTATCTTTTAATGATATGCCATGTACAGAAGATAATAATCCTTTACGTGAACCATATTCATCTTTAAATCCTAATTGTATTTCTAAAGTACTTCCCGCTCTATCTACAGTTCTCATTCTAGGTAATGGTGTATGTTCTGCAATCCAATCAAGATTATCTACAACTTTACCCCAAATACCTTTATCTCCAGATAAAAAACCTTTTTCAGAAGCTAGATGAAAGTTTGGATTCCCAGATCCAGGAAACACATACATATTTCTAGGACTCCAAGATGCCGCTTTAAAAGATGCACCAATACCACGAGTCTTTAACATTTTACCATGTTTACCTCTACGTTTAGCTTGTTCTACATAGTGGTGAAATAAATAATCACCTAACCATGGTTTACCAAACTCTTGTAATCTTTCTCCTTGTGATTTACTTCCTTCAGATTGAGTTCCTGCTTTTTCAACAATCCAAATAGGACTATAGTTCCAATAGTAATATAACTCTCCAGGAATCCATTCACCATCACTAGGTCTTACTAATCCATGTTTCCATCTACGCTGTTCTTCTTTCCAGAATTCAGCATATAAAGATTTAGGATTTGGATTTGGTGTTATATTAGTATATTTACCATTCTTTTTAAAAAATAAAGCTCTTTCTCTAAAGAAATCCATATCTTCCAATATGTGAGGATTTGTTAAATCTACTTCAATTCTACCATCACCATAATCAGATGAAAGAGGTCTGTCTTTAGCATAACCTCTTATATTTTCTAGAGCAATTAATCTTTTAATAAATTCAACTGAAGATAAAGTATCTAATAATTCTAACCAAACTTCACGAGGTAAACTATTTTTAAGTTCCTCAGTAAGTTGAGTTTGATAAGAATTCATTTTATATATTATTTCTAATTCATTTTCCATTCGTTTTCTTGTAATACAATAGCTTTAGTGCTAAGTATGACTTTTGCTGTAGCAACAGCATTTAATAATGCACATCTTGTAACTTTAAGTGGATCTATAATATTTTTTTCAAAATAAGTTATTCTTGGAATATCATGCCCTTTAATATATTTTTCATCTAAATCACATCCATTTTTAGAAATTGTCCAATTTGGTTCACATAATGAATCACATATTGATAATATAATTGGGTCTGTTGTTATAGATGAATATCTGGCTTCTAATAAAGCATAACCTGCACCTTCTACAATACCTTCTTCTAATGCGCAAGCAACTGCTTTAATAGAATCATCATATCTATCAAAACGTTCTAACATTTCATTTTTAGTTTTACCACCTACTTTAATAATAGATACTTTACCTTCTAATTTTTCAATTCTTTGAGTAAGTAACTCTTTATCGTAGTCAGTTAAATCAGAACTAGTTAATTGTTCTTTTAAAGATAATATTTTAGAATCTATATTTATATCTTCGTGTTTAACTAATACACTATTATTTTTACTAATTTTACATGACTTCAATCTACCAAGTATTCCATTAGTATATTGTTTAGTAAAATCTTTAATTACAGTTGCTCCTGTAAAATTAGCTAAATCATCTAACAAATCTTTTCTATGTTTAGAATAACCTGGAGTTTTAATAACTACAATCTTAACACCTGTACTTAAAACAAATGATTCTAATTTACGTAATACTTGTTCATGAATATCTTCACACATAATTACTAAAGAACAATCTTGTACTTCAGCTTGTTGTAATTGTAATTTAAATGTTTCTAATTTTTCTAATTTACCATCAAGTAATAAAATAAATACATTTTCATTATCAAACTCTACAGTACCTTTAGATTCATTAGTAACAAAATGTTTACTAAAATAAGATACTGGTAATGACATACCATCTACTAATTCTAATACATCTTCTATATTATCACTTTCTTCTATTTTAACTATGGAAGTATGGTTGTAAGCCTGTTGAATAAGTTCACCAATTTGTATATCATTATTAGCAGATATACTAGCAACATATTTAATATCTTCATGTTTTAATTCTCTTGAATTAAGTTTTAATTGTTCAATAACTTTAGGAATGATTTCATCAAAAGCTTTGTTAATATCTTTAGATTCAAAATCTTTTAAGTTGTTTACAAATGCAGTAGTAAGTACTGTTGCAGTAGTTGTACCATCACCAGCTTCTTCTACAGTTTTATTTGCAGCTTCTCTTAATAGTTCTACACCAATATTTTCAATTGGATCTTTTAATTTAATACTATTAATAACACTGACACCATCTTTAGTAACTACATATTTATTTAATCTAATATTTGGTATAATAACAGTAGCACCATTTGGACCCATAGTAGAAGCAACTGCATCATTAGCTTTATTCATTCCAATGATTAATTTATCTTTTCCTTCTTTATTGTAATATATTTCTTCCATATTAATCTACTAATGTTGTTAAATTTAAATATTCTAAATTATTGTATTTTAATAATTTTTTATATTTAGTATAAATATTTTTATCAAAATCTAATATAAAAACAAATGATTTTACTTTTACATTTTTAATAGTTTTATCATACCATATAATTTGATATGTATCTTTATTATCACTTTTTAAACAACCTGTAAAATATATTCTTTTTTTATTTTTCATATTATTCAAAATTAAGACCTCCTTCAAACATACCCATTTCACGAGCACCTTTCATACGTCCTTCTGTTTCTACTTTTTCTTTAATTAATTCTTTTTCTGCAGCTTTTAAATCTTGCATTACCGTTTTAATTTTACTAATACCTGTTACAATTCCAGCTAAAGGATTTACAGGTTTACCATTATTATCTCTTTCAGCTAATAATGCGTCTGTATGTGTTAAATATTCAGATATATCATTAGCCGCTTTTAAAGCGTTTTTATATAGTTTACCTATTACAGTTAAACTTCTTTTTTCATAGAACTCAATTGCTTCTTGTATAACTGAATCTATTTTCCAACTATCATCTAAACCAATATCTCTTTTAATTTCAATAACTCTTTCTTTATTTTCCATAATTAAATAATCAGATTTAATATCTGCATAATAATATATGAATAACATTTCTTTAAATGCTTGTTCTTTAGTTCTAGATTTATCTCTTTTAAGAATTGCTCGAAAAGGTAATAATCCCCAAAGATTATCTTCAACACTTAAATTACCTTCATGTAATATAAATCCATTCATAATATATAATATTTAAAAGTTGTTTTATTTTTAATTTTATCAGTTAAAACTTTTTTAAACCAATCATATTTAAAATTATTATCTTCTGCACATTTTTTTATTGAATCCCAAATTTCTTTAGTTTCTGTATTTATTACAAATCTTCCTTTTTTATTTAAACCTGTTCTAATTAAACTAAATTTTATTTTTTGTTCTTCTGTTCTTTTTTTACCTTTATTAGCTAATCCAATTTTTATTTTAGTTTCTTCTGAAATTTCAATATTAAGTAAGGATTTTTTAATATTTTCACAATGTTTTTTACTTCGTTTCATACCTGTGTGAGATTTGGACATTTTTTTCTTAGTTTCTTCAGTATGTTTGTTTCCTGTATTTATAATTCTTAATTTTTCTTTAGTTTGTTCTGAAAGTATTTTTGGAGTATGTTCAGTTTCTGTTAAAACACAATTTAAACCTATTTCAATAACATTATAAAATTCCTGATAATATCTCTCTCTATTATTGAGTTCTTTAAACTCACATTCTTCTATAATTTCAAAAATATGATTTTCTGGTAAATATTTATTTAAAGATCTAAATAATTTTGTTTGTTGTTTACAAGCTAATCTTTTATATTTTTGCCAACGTTTATGTATATTACAACTTTGCCCAACATAGATTTTTCCAGTTGGGCTAGTTATTTTATAAATTCCTACAATCTTCATTACGATTTTTTAGCTTTATAATATTTTCTTTTAGGTTTTTCAATAACTTCTTGAACAGTTTCAACAACTATTTCATTTTTAGAAATTGAGTTTTTTAAATCTAAATGATCTTGTTTTTCTTTATTTAATTTATTAACTAAAATATTATGAATTTTCATTGTTTCTGAAGAAAATTTCTTTTCTTTATTTAATTCATCTTCTAATTTTAAACTTTTAGTTTCTACAACACCTTTTTCATATTTTTGATATAATCCATAGATTAATCCTAATAGAGCTGTTGCTCCTGTTCCTAATTGTTCAAAAGTAAGTAACTTAAAAGCCCATGCTGTTCCTAATCCTACTACCACTAAAAGTGATGCTATTTGTGAGTATAATTTATTCATTTGTTTGTAAAGGTTGATTGTTAATAAATACTGTTTTAACTAAACTATCATTAATGATAGCATATGTAACACCATCATAATGAATTGGTGATAATTTAACTGTTGAAATAGTTTCATGTGTATTGTTTGGATTTGGAATATATTCCATCATCTTTTCAATATCAATTCTAACTTTAGTTCCAGGATTGATTCCTTTTACATAAGGACCTACTGCAACTACATATTGAGTTTCTGACATTACATTATCTGAATATACAAACTCTCCATCTTCTTGTTCTGTATTAAGAGTAATAATTAATTTACTCGTTGTTGGTTGTTCTGGGAATGTCAATGCTATCTCCATTACTTCCGCTTGACTCAAATTCTTCTTTTCTTCCATGTTTACTTTCTTTTAAAGCTTTTAAATAATTTATTCTACTTTCATGTCCTCTTACTATTTGACTATTAGTATATATTTTACCAATATATTTTAAATAAAAGGTTGTTTTTAATTTATCTATTTCTTCATCAGATAAATTGTCTAATTGTAATTTTCTTATTTCCTGATATATAAATCTAAATTGTGATTCAACAATATCTTTAACTTGATTATCTGTTAAATTATTATTTAAACCTACTGTATGTATAATATCTTTAATTTTCTTTTCATCTATTTTATTCATTATAAATTAAATTAAAATTAAATGTTAATACAAAGTTTTTAGGATTGTCTACTATATCAGGAATATAATTTTTAGATATTTGTTTATCTATAATAACTTTCTTTTTTCTTAATGAAGTTAATATATTTTGTAAACCACTATCTACTATCTCTAATTCATCAAGAATTAATTGTTTAGTATCATAATCAAATACTTCTTTCCATAGAACTTTATTATTAGTTATTTCTTTTGATAATTTATAATGATAATATAAAAATAAAGCTAATACTTTTTGTTCTTGATTTGTTAGATTATGAAAAGGTTTTAGAAATTCAATATATCTAAAAAAGAAATTCTTGATTTTAACATTTAGATTAGCTTGTTTTATATTACTCACTTTCATTTTGTTTTATAGTTCCTTCTCTTACTATTTTAACTTTAGAATTTAATACATGTTGTATTTCTCCTAATTTTAATTTATATGAATTACATTCATTTATTTTTTCTTGCATCTCTATCATTAAAGCTTCAAGTAAAAGTTTATATTGTTCTAATTCATTATTCATTTTCTAAATAGTTTATAATATCTGTTAATATAGGATTTCTATGATTAGCTGTTAAAGTTTTAAATCCTACTAAATTACTTTGCTCTAATTTTATTATAGAATGAATACAACTGTTTTTACCAATTGCTTTATCTATCTGTTGTAATGATCCGCAAAAGATCATTTTACTATCTTTACCTAATCTAGTTAATATAGTTCTAAAATCAATATAATCCATATCTTGAAATTCATCTACAATAACAACTGATTTCATAAAAGACACACCTTTTGCAACTTCAATTGGCATAATCTTAATTAAACCTTCTTTAAGCATTTTATCAGTTTGTTCTTTACCTTGACATACTTCTAAGTTTTGAACTAAAGGAAATGTATAAGGTGCCATCTTCTCTTCTAATGTTCCAGGTAAAGCTGCTAAACTATTTTTTAGCATTGGTCTAGTAATCCAAATATTATCTACTTGTTTCTTTCTAAATGCTTTTAAAGCAGTATGAACTGCAGCAAGTGATTTACCTGAACCAAAATCTCCTAATAGAAAATTTACATCATATTGATAAAACAATTCTACAAATTCTTTTTGTTCTTCATTTAAATCAACTAATAACTTAGGTTCTGTTTTAAGTTGTCTTTTTTCTGTATTAGGAATCTTTTCTCTCATTTACGAAATCATTGTATTTATAAATATTTTCAAATTCTGCAATCTCATTAACGCTACCACATCTCATACATATATTGTTTACATCTTCATCTGTAACAATATGTAAACTTTTACAATACTTACAAGCTACAACTGGTTCTTTGTCATAATCTGTTTTGTTATCTTCTTCCATTTCTTTAATTAATTTTTTAATATCTTCCACCCATGAACTATCATATGCTGGGAAAGGTCCTAGTTTATTATAATAACTCACATGCTTATATAATACTTTAAGATGTTTGAGTCTTTCTTTTTTCATTATTATTTATTGTTAATTCTATAATCCATCCTTCTACTTCATCTAAAGCATTAATTAATACTTTATAATTATAATTAGGATACTTATCTTGAAATGTTTGCATTTTATCTCTAAATTGATCCATTTGATCTAATGCTGTTTTTAGATCTTTTTCTTTTATTAAATATGTGTTATTCAATTTGTAATTGTTTTAATAGTTTTTTAAATTCTGATTTATTTTTAATTATTCCCTTAAATAAATCATATTCTCTACCTGAATTAGTTTTTTGATAAATCCACATTTCTTTATTATCTAATCCATATAATATAATTATTTTATAATCATCACCTACTGAAGGTCCTCCTATATAAGTTTTACTTTCTAAACTTAACTCTATATCTTCATTATCTTTAGTAATTTTAAATCCTAAACTTTCAATATCTTCTCGATCTAAGTATTTAACTTTAATTGAATCACCATGATTTTTGAAAGAAGGAATTAAATCTACACAATCATAATGGTAAATTTCATCTTTATCATAAAATTCAAAAGTTTCTTTAATCCATTTTTCTTCTGTATAAGCAGAACTATACCAAACTTCATATTCAAATCCTTGATGGAATTCTTCTATTTCTGGTGTATAATATTTATTTAATTCCATTATTTTCTTTATATTTATTCCAATCTACTTTACTCATTAAATCAGGAAATCTTTCAGGATTACATGATTGTTGTACTGAAGTTTTACCTTTAAAATCACATCCGCATTTAATACATTTGTTTTGAACTGCACAATCATTTTTACATAGTAATCTACGATATGCTATTTGTTCTCTTATATGTTCTGGTTGTAACTTTAATTCTTCTAATATTCTTTGACCATTACCTTCTAAATAAGAACTAATATTATGTAATGTTATCTTTTGTTTCATTTAATTGTCTTTCTAATTTACCTAATTCAAAAATTAAATCTTGTTCTGTATATTCAGTTAATGCTGTATAATTATCATTAGATTCATTTTCATCTACAAACCAATAAGGAATATTGTAATATTTTTTACCATTATGTATTGAAACAACATTATAATTTTTAATAAAATCTAATATTTCTTTTGTAACAGCTATTTTATGTGGAACTATTTTCATTATGTAACTTACTTAATATTAATGTTTTTTCTAAACTATCTAATTCTCTACCTATTAATTCAGGTACAATAGAATCTATATTATCAGCTGTAACTTTATCTTCTAATGTATTTAGATATTCTGCTATTTTATCTATTTGTCTAACTCTAGTATAAAATTCTTTAACTTGTTTTTTAACTTTTAATTTGTCTTGAACTTTAACTTTTCTTAAACCGTTTTTAGTATATGTTGCCATTTTTATAACTTTGTTACTTTATATTTCTTTTCTAATTCTTTTATAAAATCTTCTACTGATAATGGCTGACCATATCTTTTAGTCATATTAAAAGTTAACCAATCCATATTCCAAACTCTAAATTCTTGTAATAATTCTTTCATTATAATCTTTCAAATTTTAAATACTGAGGATTTTCTTTTCCCCATTTAACTCTATATTGTTCTAATTCTTCATCTGACTTGTCAGGCATTACTTTTTTCCAATATTCTATATTAATTGGATTGTTTTCTTTATTCATATTAATAATATTTTTTATTGTTTGAATCTTTTACAAAATAACTTTCATAACACCATGAACTTTTTCTAACTTCTTTAGGTACATTTTGAATAAATAATTCATGAGATTTAGTTTTAGCTTCTTCTAAAGAATTAAATTCAATACCTGTTTCTTCTTCTACATAAGGTGCTTCCATAACACCAAGTCCTGTTAATTTAATTATTTTATACTTCATGTATTTTATAATTTAATGTTCTAATCTCTTTAACTTTAGTTCCTTCAAAGTTAAATACTAAATGTGTTTTAATATAACCTGTTTTGTTTCTAACAAATATTTGAGCTACTGGATTATATCTATCATCTAAAAACAAACCAACATTTACATCATTAATTCTATTAGAATCTTTAGCATACTTTTTAGTATAATAATTTCTCAGTTTAAATACATATTCTGCATTAGTTACTAAATCATTTTCTATTTCTTTATATTTACTTTTTATATCTACGACCATCTGGTTTATTATTTTTACTGTTAAATTCTTTTTCTGCTAATTTTTTATATTCTTCTAAAGTGTATATTTTATTATTAGACATATCTAATATTTCTATTTTATAAGATTCACTTCCAGGTTTACTTGGTTGATTCCATTCATCATTAAAGTATTGTGTATTATCTTCTTTCATTAGTTTAATTTTAAACGTTCAAAATCTTTTCTATATAAGATAACATCATCACCTTCAATTATTCTTTTAATCTCTTTAGAATTAAGTCCTAATTCTTTATATTTAGCAACATATTTATTATTTTCTTCTTGTAGTTGTTCATATAATATTTGTGTATTAAATGTAGTTTTTCTAAACTGTCCTTCAACTGCTCTATCACCTAAATGAAATAATATTGCTTCTAAACATTCATCTAAAAATAAATTACCTTTATAATCAGTTAAAAGAAATGTTCCAGCAGAAGCAATCATATCAGTTAAATATACATTAATATCAGGATGATTATTTAGAAATTTAATTAGTATTTTCATTGCTGTCATTTCACCACCATGTGTAGAAAAATATAAATCTATTTGAGGACATCCGTGTAAATGATCAATTAAAGTTTGAACTGATTCTTTACTAATATCACTTTCAAAATAATGAATATATCTTTGTGTTGGTACTGATGATTCTAATTCATCTAATAACGCATTTATTAAATCTTCTTTTTGCATATATTTATCTTATATTTTAATTATAGTACAAAGATAATACTTTTTTTTGACATATGCAAGTTTTTTAGCAATTATTTTTAAAAAATATGTAAAATAAATTTTAAAGCATAAAAAAACCCACTAAATCCTAAGACTTAATGGGTTGTGTCGTATAATTCTCATATACGAGAATATTTTATATAAGTTTCCTATAACTAATAAAGTTATAATTTAGTTATTTAACTAATAGATATAGCGAGGTTTCCACGATTTCTAACTGAAATGTGTTACCCTTGGCTAGCCAGTGTTACAGAAGTTGTCATACCTCGCAAAACCCATCCTCTTAAAACTATACGTTGGTGCCGTGTCCACCATTAATTAAGACAACTGTATCCTAAACTAGTTGCTATTTTATTTTAATACTACAAAGATACAACATTTATTTGTAAAATCCTAATTTTTTAGTAATTATTTTCAATTATTTGGAGTTTACTAATAGCTTTTTGTTAATATTCTAATCTCATATTAGATTCTTTATCATACACAACCATTGTTTTTTTAGTTCCATTAACAAATCCAAACATTAAATCTTTAAATTTTGGTAATATAAGTTCTTGTTCACATTCTTTTGCAATAAAAGATTTTGAAAAATATATATCTTTAATATATTTAACATATTTTAATTTTTCTTTATTCATAATATTTAATTTTTACAAATATACAACAAATAATTGACATTTCCAAATTTTTTTTAATTTTTTTTTAAAATTTTTATTTGTGAGTGAATATGCTAAAATTTTATTTTTTTTAGAAAAAATTATTATTCTCAAATGTGCTAACTAACCTAAACTTCACCCCACTCTTTTCAAGTTTTGGTAATATACCCCTATACATTATCTTATTAATCCTTAAATGTCTTATTATGACTAAATTCAAAGCTGTTCAAAATGAACAAACTGGCAAAACTGATTACAACTTTCCTGCGGAATTAAAATCTGTAGGAACTAAAGAGTTTGAAAACTCTAATGGTACAAAGTATGTACTTGGTACTGTTGACTTCACGTACCCTAATGGTACACCTGCAAAAGCTGTCACAACTCAAATCTTTGCTAAATCATTAGCTCACGGTATGAAAGTTGGAGATTCTTTGTTATCAACTCTGTCTCGTGATGATAACAACACTATGTGGATTAGAACTTCACACTTACTGCTGGTAACACTATTGACATTGATGCCTTTGGTAGCTTGTTTGATGAAGTTGCTGTTGAAGAAGAAGTTGAAGCAAATGCTTAATTATAGGGAACCTTCGGGTTCCTTATTTTTTTTATCCATAACTAACCTCACACTATAAGAGTCTTAACTCTCAATGTGTTCTAAATATAATTCTCTTAAATAACATCTAACTTCATAAATGGTGTTTTAACTCAGATAGCTACGACTTGGCTACAGTTTGTTAAGGATTTTAAGAGAATTTAAATATAAATTTATACCTTATTATATATAGGTGTAAATAAAGTCATAAATATTAAGAGTTTAAGTTGATTTTTTCCCTTAATACTTTAAAATTACATTATGAGTTTAAATTTAACTATATTCGTGATATTAATCCTGTCTATATTAAATTTAATGAATCTTTGAACACTTTCGAGTTAGTAAATCTTATAATGTAATTTAAATTATTAAACTCTATTTAATAGGTCATAAGCAACTATTAACTTGTAAGGTGCAACCTTGTAGAGTTTATTTTTTATTAAATTGATGATGTGAGAGAGTTATACTATTTTTCATTGATTACGTTTCTAGTGTAAATGTGGCTTTATACCTAAACATTTGTTTACATCACTGTCACAAATCTCTCACATCATCAATTTATTTAATACTTATAGCTTTCTTAACACTAATTAACTAACATCTAACTATTAAATTATGGAAATATTATACTCATTAATTTGCATTGTATTATTCTTATTAATACTAATTTGTGTAAATAATACAAATAAATCATCCAAAATTACAAATAAACCAAGACCAACAATAAATAAATCACAATCTTTACCACCTAAAGGGCCTAAATCTAAACGTCAATGTTTATGTGGTTATACTGAAATATGTCCATCTCAAGAAGGTATTTGTACTAATTTATGTGTTGGTGGAGATGATTGGAATGATTAAAACAATTTAATAGTTAAATAAGGCACTGTACGTGGAGTACAGCTTAAATAAAATATTACTTTCCCTAATAAGTCTAAATTATTATATTGTAATAAATACAACAGTATCTATAAATGTATAAAATATGTGCAACCTTTAGAAAGTTAACAACATAATCAATTTATAATAGTATGTGAGATATACTAATTAACTATTTATTTAAAACAATTAACTAACAACTAAAACTAATATTATGAAAGTATTTCTAGTTTACAGTATTATAACAAATACATCAAAACCATCACATTATGCTTCTTATAAAACAGAAACATTAGAAGGTATGTTTGATACTAATGAACAAGCATTAATAAAAGTAGATGAATTACATTCTAAATTTAGAGAGCTTGAAGAAGAATATCCTGAATATTATTTCACTAATGTTGAAATTAGAGAAAATATAGTACATATATCTAATTAAAACAAATTATTAACTGACTAAATAACAAAACAATGAAAGCTTATTTTCAAAACAAACTAGTATCTATTAAAGACAAAATTAATAGTACATCAAAACAAATCATTAAAGGTGTTGATGAATACAAATTAAATGAAATAGTGTCATTATCACAATCATTAAAAGTATTAAAACAACAGCATGAAGAGTTAACTAAAGATGCTGTAAAGTATTTATCAGTTGATGACATCATAGGACTTGCAAATCATAAAGCATCAAGCTATTCTCCAGAAGTAGTTAATCTTCTTGATAAATACCCTCTTGAATCTGCCTTTAAACATGATAGAACTGTAACTATTCTTGAAAGAGAAAAACTTGTTCTTACATTTGGCTATTCATTAAGAGATGCAAAAGTATAACAACACTTTAGTCAGTCAATTACAGGTAATGCTGGGTTGACTGATTATATTAAATTAAACTCTTGTCTTATCATATGTGTAAGCTAAGTGGTGGATTTCGTATTACCAACAAGAGTTTTATTAAACTAATAATAGTTATAATGTATGGAATTATTATATATGATTTAATCACATATATAGTGACACATAGGTTGAATAAGTTTAATGTGATTAATTAAATACAACTGCTGGAAACGTAACATTATAACTATTATTTTTATTAACTAACTAAACAATAACATTATGAAAACAAAAGTATTTACAGAGTATGGTTCACACTTAGAATCAAAAGTAAATGAATGGTTATTAAAAAATAATAAAATTAACATTAGTTTTATAACTCAGTCATCAACTGAATGTATAACTGTTTTAACAATATTTTATGTTGATTTAAATTAATTAATTATGAAAACAATAAAACATTTATTCAAACTAATATATTGTATGTGTGATAGAAGTCATTCAGACAATAATTTACCTAATCCTAAATGTACCAATTGTGGTCATTTATTACCTTAATTATTATGACAAATAAAAAAATAATAATAATTGGTGCAATGTTAGGTCATGAATTACATACTAATGCATTACATTATCATAGATTAGAAAAAATTGAACCTATTATTATAACTGGTTTAACACAAACTAAACATGATGTATCATTACCTAATGTTTTAGATAACAATATTGTAATGAAAATGAACCACAGTTATAATACTAATTTAATAGTTAAAGACTGTATTAACAAACGTAATAAATTTGTTAATAAACCTAAATTCTTACGTAAAAAGAAATAATATTAATCCCAAATCTATATTATGTCAACAATAACTAACTTACAAATTGAACAGTTTTATAACAAAGATAATAAAACTGAAGGTTCTAATTTTACACCATTTAATAATATATCACCAACCTTGGTTAAAATTATTAAAGAGGTATTAACTAACAAATAACAAATTATGAAAAAATTATTATTAATTGTATTACTGATAACTAGTTTATCTAATGCACAACAAACAGAAAGAGATTTTAAATTTCTTTTAAGTTTAGGAGTTGATCCAAGAATGGCAACAGTAGGACCTCATGATGGGCAAGAAAATAATAAACCAACTTTAGATATTGAAGGATCTATTGGTTTTGAATGGGAAAACAATCGTATTATGATGCAATATAAAAGTCATAAAGCAATTAATTTTGCAAAATGGACATATATTCAATATGATTTAAAAACAAATCTTTTTAAAAATGTTTATGGTTATGGTGGTTTAGAAGTTAGTCAAATAATTAAAAAACATCCAGATGCGTTATATGATCAACCAGATAATTATAGAGATACAACTATAAATCCTATTATTTTTGGTGCAAATTTAGAAGTTCAATGGAAGTTTAATGATGATAAATTTGGAATTGGTTCACAATTCTCAATGTATCAAGCAGAAGATGAACTAAAAGAATATAAGAAATTTCGTAAAGAAGTTACAATTACATTATTTATGTATTTTTAATAACTATTAATTATGAAACATTTATTAAAAAAACTATTTTTTGCTTTAGTAGTATTACTAAGTATATTTATATTAGGTATATTTGTACCTATGATTATATCAATTTTTATTAGTATTATAACAGATGCTACATTAACAGATTGTGTTCAATCAGCAGGATTTAGAGGACTTACTATTTGTTGTATTATATTTTCATCAATTTATATTATTCATCAAGTAAAAGATTTACCTTAAATAAAATAAACCAAGACAACTGATTAGTATTAGGTGGTTGACCGATACCTATGTACGTGGTCCAGAGCTCTGTCTTGGTTTTAAAACATAAACACATTAGCAGATTAAATATATGAAGTACATGCGTGAAGACACCGTAGTGAAATATATTTAGATCACGTTCAAAACTAATGTGTTTTAATAATGTATCATTTCAGTTTATATTATAATATTAAAATAAAATGAAAATTGCAATATATATTGCTAAAAAATTAACAAAATAACAACAAATATTAATCTTAAAAGCAAATGTCATGGAACAGTTTAAAAGAGCACAGGTAATAATATTACCTACAAAAGAAAAAACAGGTATTATATTAGGATTAGAAAGCAATCATTTATATAATAGAATAGGAAGATATAATGATAATCTTGGAAAAGATGGTAGTATTGAATTTCAACATTTATATATTACATCAGATGATGAAATAAAAGAAGGAGATAAAATTTATAATATTGAATTTAACAAAATATTTACAGTAAAATCAATTTATGAAACAGTATTACATGAACAAGCTATATCCTTTTTAGAAGGAGGTATTGGAAATAAAAAAGATTGTAAAAAAATCATAGCTACAACAGATACTTCATTAAGTGAAACACATAAACAATTAGTTAAAGTAAGTGAAACAACAACTAAAGTTATAGATAATTTACCTCAACCATCACAACAGTTTGTTACTAAATATATTGAAGAATATAATAAAGGCAATGTAATTAAAGATGTATTAGTTGAATATGAAAATATTTGTCAATGTAGTAATTATATTGAACATAGTTATAGAGTTGACAATAAAGAATGTTCAGATGATAAGGGTTATAAACTAAAAATCAATTCTAAAGACAATACTATTACAATTAAAAAACTAAAAGATAGTTGGAATAGAGAAGAAGTAATTAAATTATTAAATAAATTTTTAGAAACTGCTTATGATGGTAAAACTAAAAATTATAATAAATGGATTGAAGAAAACTTATAAATAACTAAAATAAATAAATATTAAAATTATGGCAACATTACAAAAAGATCCAAACTCAAAAAGAAGTTTAAAACGTTTAAAAACAGGTATTACAAATTCAAGACCTGTTCGTAGAGCTTTAAAAAGACTAGCTAGAGCAAAACAAGGATATTTAAATATTAATGAATGGAGAAGAATTCATTATGTTAGTGATTCAAAACCTTGTGAACCAGGAGCAATGAATTATAATTAAAGTAAATAGGGTTGTGTTAATAATAATCACAACCCTTAAAATTAAATAACTAAATTAAACATAAATTATGAAAAATCAAAAAGAATTAACAACAGTAACTTACAACTTTGCAGACAATACTAAAGTTGTACAACCAATTAACAAACAAGCTTATTTTGATGAAAAAGGACGTAAACGTTCTATTCAACAATTACATCATGTATTTGAAACTACAGCTTTTGATAAAAAAGCTATTGGTTATACACTTGAAGGTAAAGAATCTATTGCAGTAGCTGTTGAAGAACCTCAATTTACTAAAGTTGAGCGTTACAATGCTAAAAAAGATCACAAAGACTTTATTAAATCTAATTTAAAAGAGTTTAACAATCAAAAAAAACAATTTCAAGCTTTAGTTGTAGATAAATTCATGAATAACAAAATGCGTGTTAGAATGAATGCTACAATTATTACTAACTAACAATTTATAAAATGTTGCTATTGCACGTACATACTATCTGTTTGAAAGTCAGATCAACATTTTATTTTAACTAAATAATAAATTATGGAAAAATATATAATTGAAACAATATTTGTTTTTGCATTTGTTTTATCTTGTTTATTAATTAAATCAAGTAAAAAACAAAAACATACCAATATTCAAGGTGAAATTGGTAATAAATTAGCTTTAATTCATAAAATGAGTAAAACTAATAAAGAAAGTGATGGATTCTGTATTGAAAACACAGAAAGACCAATTATTCCTTATGAAAAAGAACCTGGTTCTTTCTATTTATCAGAACATATTAGTTCAGTAATTGATAAAAAACTTGTATTATGATAACAGTATCTATATTTGGAATTGTAATACTTATATTTGTATTACACACAATTTTAACACATTTACTTAATTGGTTTATTAGATCTTGTGGTAATTCAGAATCTTTAGCTGTTTTAGTTGTAATAATTAATATTATAGAAATTGGTACTTGTATTGGATTATTAAATTATTATATATCATGAGTAATAAAAAACAAGTATTTCTTTCATTAGAAACAGCTAGACAAATGTGGAACGGATTAATTCACGATTATCCACATATAAATAAACTAGTTGAATTATTCTTATTAGATAATTTTACTAAAGAAGAATTAGAAGCTAAAGAATTACCTAAAACTTGGGAAGAATTAAAAAAAGTAAGTGGTTATTATATTAATCAATATTCTGAAATAGGTAGTGGTAAAGATTATTCTACATCTGTTACATCAAAAAATACATTCCCAACTAAAGAATTAGCTGAAGCATCATTAGCATTATCTCAATTATTACAATTAAGAGATGTTTATAATGGTGATTGGAAAGTTGATTTAAATAATAGACCTAATGAAACTTTATTTCTTATTTTAAATAAACATAATAATATATTTAAATCAGATACTCAAGGTGGATTAAATAGAATTTTATCATTTAAAAAAGAATCTATTAGAGATCAATTTGTTGAAAACTTTAAAGATTTAATAACTCAAGCATTACCACTATTATGATACAACTAGGAAATTTTATAGCAATTTGTATTGGTATTATTATTTATATTATATGGGGTTATTATTCTATTAAAGATATGAGTAATAATATTGAAATATCAAATAAAACAGGAATTTGGTTTTGTTTAACATTTATTATAATTTTTATATTGTTTATAATATTATTAATTTATTTAAATAAATACACAATACCATAAATAGTTATTACTGATTGAAAAAGGGTTTAGAATAGACAGTAATACTCAAAATCTCACCCAGTAACCCTGCAAAATAGTCATGCAATTGAGATTTTAAGACCCGAACTATATTTGTCTTAATCGACTTCAATATAGAAGTTAAAACTGTAGGTGAGATTAACTATTAATTAACAATTTAACAAATAAAATTATGAAACATTCAGTACAACAATTAAAAGAATGGTTAGCTACTAACAAAAAAGACGATTACAAAACAATTGTAGTTTATTAAATAATATATAAAATAAAACCATCTAATCCTTAAACTGGCTAGGAGTGAAACATTTAGATACAGATTCTGTTAAGCATAATATGGAACTTATGAGAGTTAATCTTTAAATAACTTATAATAAATATTAGAACGTAAGAAATATACAAAGCAATTTATTGTGGTAGATATTATAAACTCGGTAAATATAAAAATATTTTATTTAAACTTATATTAACGCCACTCATTTAGATGGTTTTTTAACAACTAAAATTATGAAATACAGAGAAAATGATTATTTTAATAATATAGATGATTATTTAATACAAGATGTAAGTATAAAATCAAACCTTGTTTCTAAATTACATTTTTATAATGGTAATTGGTATTCAAATAAAAGTTTAAACTATAAAATGACATCTGTAATTTGTATTAATATTAATGAACTATTAAACTAAAATTATGAAAAAACACAGAACAACAATAGTAGCTTTAGTGGTTACTATTTGGATTATTACAGAAATAATTATTAATATTAAACAAATAATATTATGATAAAAGATCCTATTTTAGAAAAAGCTAATCAAATTCTTATCGAAAAAAGATTAGAACAAAGAAAACAATTTCATAAATCTAAAAGAAATAAAAGAATCATTGAAGCTGGTTTATGTCCTGAATGTGGTGAAAAATTACAAACTATATTCAAGAAAAAAGAATATATAGGAAATCCTGAATTACCATATTCTTTTAAGAATTTAATTTCAATTACAACTTGTAATAAAAATTATACACATTATCACAAATTAGAACATGATTATGATGATGAATATTATAATTAATCATGTCTGAATATAAACTTCATTTAATAGGTAAAAAATCTATTAAAATTATTGAAAGGTTTGATAACTCAGTTTTAGTAAAATATGTTAAAACAGGTATTGAAGCTTCAGTAGATCCAAAACTAATTAAAACAATAACAATTAAAAACAAAAAATTATGCAAAATTTAAACTTTACAAAAATCGCTTTATGGGGAGTATTAGGAATATTCTTAATCTTTATTGCGTCAACATTGATTTCATTCTCAAATAATGAAATTGAATTAAGAAACACTTTTGAACAAAAATTTGAAGAAAGAACTGCTTTCTATGATAAAATGTCAAAAGTATTTAATCAAAAATCTCAAATCGCTGTTAAAAATGATTCTTCATTTAGAAAAAACATCGATATTATTATGTCACAACGTAAAGATTCTGAACAAGTAATGATGAAATGGATTACTGAATCAAATCCTAATGCTAATTATTCAGAAGTTGCTGTATTATATAAAGATTTAAGTAGAGCTATTGAAGCTCAAAGAGAAGGATTTTTTAATCAAGAAAAAGTATTACAAGATGTTGTTAGACAACATAAAAATTTAATACAACGATTTCCAAATAGTTTTTATAATTTATTCTTTGGTAGAAAACAATTAGTTTATAAAGTAATACAATCTACTTTAACTGAAGAAGTTATAAAAACTGGTACAGACAATAATACTAAACTTGATCTATAATGATTTGGTATGCAATACTTATCCCACTAGTAATATCATTAGTGGGATATTTTCTATACAAGCATAAATTTGCTTGGTGGGAATTATTTTTACCTGTAATCATTTCATTAATCACAATTATAACATCTTTTTATAGTATGAAATCTTATACTTTAAGTGATGTTGAATATAATGGTTATTTAATTACTGAAGCTAGATATTATGAATCTTATGAAACATGGGTTAAAAAAACATGTTCATATACTACATGTAGTGGTTCAGGTAAAACTAGAACTTGTACAACACATTATTATGATTGTTCATATTGTGATTATAATTCTGAATATTGGGTTATGGTTGATACTAAAGGTAATGAAATTGGTATTAGTGAGCAAAAGTATAATCAATTAATTAAAAAATGGTCAGCTACACCTAAATTTGTAGAATTAAATAGAAATATTAATTATCATGGTAGTTGTGGAAAAGATGGAGATATGTATTCTATTAAATGGAATAAACATATTCAAACATCTGAAACATCTACATATGAAAAAGAATTTACTAATATTTTAAAATGTAATCATTCTGCATTTAATTTCCCAATTATAGAAAAAAAAGATGCTATTAAATTAGGTTTGTATGAATATCCTATAATAGGAGAATATAATAAACAAAATTCTGTAATAGGTCTTAGTCAATTAAATATTAAAGGTAAAAAACAATTACAAACAACAATGAATTATCTTAATGGTAATTTAGGTGTTTCTAATAAAGTTAGAGTTTATACTTTGTTTTTTGTAGATAAAGAAATTGATATTGCTTTTAAACAAGAAGCCTATTGGGATGGTGGTAATCAGAATGAATTAGTTGTATGTATTGGTGTTGATAAAATAGGTAATATTAAATGGTGTAAACCTTTTACTTGGTGTGATAATAAAAGAATGATTGTAGATACTAGAGAAGATATTATGAATATGAAATCTATTAATAGTACTAAAATGTATAATATCTATAAAAATAATATTATGTTATTTTGGAAATATAAATCATTTAAAGATTTTAATTATTTATCATTTGAACCTTCAACAGGACAATTAATATTTGTTTATGTATTAACTACAATTATATCATTATTGTTAACAATATGGTGTATATATAATGATATAGATAACGAATAAAACAATAACAAACCATTAATTAATAAATATGAAAATAAACATTATGAAGTGGTTAAATGATAGTATTCTATCAAATAAAATATTGGGAATTGAGCAAAAGCTCTCTAAGAAAAGTAGATAACAAGTCTTCCACTACTATATTTTAAAATGTGATCGTCTAGTGCCACTTAAGACAGCAGTACATCCAGTATTGAAAACGTAGGTTGAAATCCTACAATATCATTTTGTCGCTCAGCTATATATCCAGGCTTAATCAAATAATGGATTGTAAAGAAATATAGAGTTCTATAATTGATTTAGAACTCTATATATTTCTATTAACTAACTAAACAATAATAAATTATGAATATATTAGCACAATACAATAATCTTTTTAAAAAAGATGAATTAGTATATATTGAAGATCCAATTTTAAATATTAAAGGTTTAGCTAAAGTAGTAAATACTTGTTATTTATCAGAATTACCTAAATCAGAATTACCTTATGGTTGGAGATATGGATTAAATTTTCCTCAAATAATTGTACATTTTGAAAATGAAAAAGATCCTAAAGCACATGTTTTATATCCTTGTGATGAATTTAAATATATTAAAAAACTAATTTGTCCTGTAAAAGAATAAATTATGGATTTATATCAAAAACTACTATTCTCTAATGGAGAAATTGTATATCAATATATATTTAATACTGTTGATTTAAATAATGGATTAAAAAATAACTAAATTTAATTAAATTATGGAAACATTAATAATAATTTTATATGTAATAATAACACAAATTATATGTTATTATATTAATAAATCAATTCTTAAAAAAACTCTTAAACACGATAGTGTTTACAATTGGGGATTAGTTAATACTAATTTACTAATGAGTTTTTTTATAGCACCGTCTGTAATCTATTGGATATTAGTATTTATACTAAATTTACCAAGATTACCAGAAGAACCACCTAAATGGTTGTAAAATGACTAAAGAAGAAAAAGTTAAGTTAAAACAAGAACGTGCTCATAGAAGAAAACATAAAAGATATTTAAAAGATCAAGAATATTATAATCTTGCTCGTAATAAAGATATTAATAGAATATCTATTGGAAGAAAAATAGCAAAAGGTAGATATTTTCAATGTGAAATGGGTTATGGTGATTGTGAAGATAGAGGTTACTGTAATGGTGATTGTTAAAATATTTAAAATTTGGGATATAGCTCAATTGGAAGAGCAGTGTTTTTCTAGGTTCAATTCCTAGTATCCCAACTAACAAATTTTCATAATTTTTGTTAGTAAAATGTTAGTAAAATAACATTTTGTTTTAGTTAGTTGGATAAATTGAGTGAAATTGGGTAACTGCGAAATCAGATATGTAATAGTAGCTCAATTTATTTTTAAATAACTACAAAATTATGAATAATAAAATAAACTAAAAATAATAAAAATTATGAATAAAAATGAATTAAAAAAAGGAGAAATTTATGCATATATACCTGATAGTAATACTTTTGGATTAACAGGAGATAATCCTTTTATTTTTGTAGCTGATCCTATTAAAAATACATCACAAACAACAGGTACTAAATATTGTGTAGTAAATACACAAGAATATTTTAGATCAAATCTTAGATGTTATTGGACAAAAGGTCTAAGACATGCAACTCCAGAAGAAAAACATTGGCTCAACACTTGTATAGAACAAAATAAATTTGTATCTTATGAAGAAGCTATGAAAACATTTATTCCTGAATATGTTGAATGTATTAATAATAAAGATATTCCTTATGGAATAATTGGAAGAATTTATAAATTTAATAACTTATCTGGAAAACATTGGGGACTTAAATGTAATTTAAAATGTGCAAATTACGATCCAGATACTACTTTATATTTTGAAATATATCAAGTTAAACCATCAACTAAAGAAGCTTACGATGCTCAATTTGTAGTTAAAGAACCTGAGTTTGTATTACCTGAAAAATGGTATATTAAAATAAAATCAACAGAAGAAGCTAATATTTATAAAGATTTTTTTAAAAAAGTAAAACCTAATCAAAATTGGGTTTTTTGGATTGATTTTATATATGGTTTTAATGGTATTAACTATACAAATAGTGAATCACAAGGAACATTGATAACTTTTGAACAATTTGAAAAATATGTTTTGAAAGAAACTGAAGAATTAAGTCCTTTAAAATTAGCAGCTATTGAACATCCTCATTTAGCTAAAGTTGAATCTAAACCATTTGAAATATTATCAATTATTAATAATATTACTAAAGAACAATTAGATCTTAAAAAAGATGGTTACTTTAGAAGTAAATTTTCTAGTATTCATTTAAACAATGTTAATGATAAATATTCAATTGTTTCAGTTGCTAATAAAGAAGGTAATATATTTGAAATTGGTGATACTATTATTTCAACAAGATCTAAAAAAAGATTTACTAATAATGTATCTAAAATTGTTTCATTTAAAATGAATGTTGCAAAAGATAATATTTTAATTGTTGGAGATCATTATTATAAAACAGGTGTTCTTATTAGTAATATTGAACATCATCTTCAAGATCAAATTAAAGTTGAACCAGAATTTATTTTACCAGAAAGATGGTTTTTAAGATTTAAAACATTAGAAATATTTAATGATTTATGTAAAAAATATAAACCACATTTTACTTTTTATCCAGAATCAGGTATTTGTAATGATATTGAAAGAAATGTTAAATTAGATAATTTTTATTATTTATCAAATAATGGTATTTTTGGTGAAGAAATTACATTTGAACAGTTTAAGAAATATGTTCTTAAAGAAACTGAACCTGTAATTATAGCACAATCTCATAAAGATATGTTAGATCTTAAAACTAAAGGTATTGATTCAATTGTATTACCTCAAGAAACTTTACTTGAAAAAGCTAAAAGATTATATCCTATTGGAACTAGATTTAAAAATACTTATAATTTTAACGAAGCTATTGTTAAATGTAATAATTTTATTGATGAAATTTCTAGAATTAAACTTGATAATGGAATGCAGACAATATCTGCTGGAAATTGGACAATATATAATAAAGATAGAGATGAATGGGCTGAAATAATTGGTTATGAACCTCAAATTGGTGATAAATTTAATAAAAAAGATTTTTCATATCCTGCATATGGTGGGAAATTTGGTAATTCTATTTATACAATTGTTAAATTTCAAGGTTCTTATGATAATCCTAATTCTGTTATTACTTTTAGAGGAGATGATTGGATAGGTGATCATACATCAACAGTATTATTACGTAATATTAAAATCATTAAATAATGAAAGAGCTACATCCTGATCAATGTACTACAATATATTTAGAAAAATTTAAAGATAAAAACCCTAAAGATGTTAAGGAGATTATAATTGCGTTATATAATAATAATTATTGTGCTTCTTTAAAAACATATCAAGATTCTTTATGTACTAAATTACAATGTGAATCAAGTAAGTCAAGAAGTTTTAATGATATTTATTATTTATGTAAGTCTTATTTACCTGCAACAGCTCCTAAAGATGTTATTGAAGTATTATTAAATTTAAAAATTAATAATAAAGTTATTTATGGTGGTGCTTGTGGTAATATTAAAAAAATTGTAATAAATTTTTATTCAATGAGTGAGATTAAAGCAGCTTTTATTGATGGAACTTATGATAAGTATATTGATAAGTCTCAATATAACTCTCAATGGAACTGGAAAGAACTTTTAGAAATGATTGGGATTACTAATAATCAACAATATAATAAATACGTAAAACACTTAGAATAATGGAAAGAGAAGATTATTTAGACCAAATGGAAATGCAAGGTTGGTTTAACAATGAAACAGTTGCATCATGAGTATATATGTAAAACATGGTAGAAAAAAAAGTATTAAAGAGTTTTTAATAGAATTTTTTAAATCTGAGAAAAGAAATAGTTATTTAATAGGTGTTACAACATATCGAAATCCTGAATGTACAATTCAGCAATGTGATGATAATAGATATAGATCTTTTGATGATATATTAGAATTAGTAAATAATTATTATAAAAATGTATCTGCTAAAAAATTAATAAATATATTAAATGATTTAAAACCTATTGATTCTAAAAATATATTAAAAAAATTTCATATTTTTTATTGTGATGATATTCACAAGTCAATTATATTATATACTAATTATGGTAATTTAACTAAATCAGATGAAAAAAGAAAATGTAAATATTCTTGCAATGAATTAATAGAAATGATTAAAAACAAATAAAATTAATAAAAATAATAAAACAATTAAATTATGAAAAGTCAAAACACAAAAGTATTTTTTAGATACGAAACTGAAGAAATTGATGAACAAATTCCAGTAATGGAAGGAAATAAAGTTAAAAGAGAAAAAGGTAAAAAAGTTTTTATTTTAACAGGAAATAAAAAATCAATTACTAAATTAGATGGTAAAATTGAAGCTATTATGATTGATTCAAATTCAGGTGAAGAAATTGCTCGTAGAGAAGTATTACCTCGTCATGGTGATAAACCAAACAAAGTTATTGGAAGAAAATATGTATTCAAAAAGCTTATGACTAAAGCATTGGATGAAAATTTAATTCCAAGACAAGAAGTTGGTGAATTATGGAAATCATTTGGTGCTACTTGTAAACAACCAAGTCAAAAATTAGTTTACTAATGAAAAATAGTATTTTAGGATTTGGCGGTGGCGGATTTTCTGGCGGTGGTTCTGGCGGAAGTTGGTAAAATAAATTAATAATGGTAATGATAACATAAGAGCCTGAAATAGTGCTAGATAGGTAAATTACCATTATTTCTTATATTGTATTAAAAGTTATGACTCAACTTTAATACTAATATATGAAAAAAGAATTATTTGACCTTGAATGCTACACAAATTATTTTTGTTGTGGTATAAAAAAACTAAATAGTACAGAAAGAAGTTTTTTTGAAATTTCAGAAGAACACAATGATTTAGATTTAATTTATGAATGGTTTACTAACTATGATGGTTTTTTAATTAGTTTTAATGGTATTAATTATGATGAACCATTAATTAAATATCTAATACAAAATTATAAAAACTATAAAAATCTAAATTGGGCTAATATATGTTCTGATTTAAAATGGTTTTCAGATAAAATTATTAAAGATAGTTTTGATGAAGATGTTAAAAAAGTTAGATATATTAAAACTAAATGGATTAGTTTAGATTTATATTTGTATTGGAGTAAAGGTTTAAGAATATCTAAGCAATTATCTTTAAAAGCTTTAGGTATTCAATTGAATTATCCAGTAATACAAGAATTACCTTATAAACCAGAATCTATTCTTAAAGTTGAAGATTTACCTAAACTTAGAGAATACAATCAAATTCATGATTTAGGTATTTTAGAACTTTTATGTAATAAAATGGAAGAAGATATTAAACTTCGTGCATATATTAAATCTGAATATGGTTTAGATAGTTGGAGTATGGATGCACCTAAAATAGCTTCTGAATACTTATTAGAATACTATTGTAAAAATACATTTAATGGTGAAATGCCATATTGGGAATATAAAAAAAATGTTAGAAATAATAAATATGTTCCTGAACCTTGGATAATAGGTGATTATTTACCAAAAGTAAATTTTAAAACAGATTTTTTTAAAAATATTTATACAAAAGTATCTAATACTAGAAGTGATCAAGCTTTTTTAGAAAAAATACCATTTTATCAAGGTAATCATGCTGTAATGTTATCAATAAGTCAAGGTGGTATTCATTCAGTTAATAATAATCAAATTTATGAAGAAAATGATAATTATTATATAATTGATGCGGATGTTGCTGGACTTTATCCAACATTATTTAGAAAATATAAGTTTCTTAGAAAAGATTTACAAATCATTTTAGAAAAATATGTTCAAATGATTGATGATAGAACTGTAGCTAAAAGAGCAGGTGATAAAAAGAAAGATACTTTCTTAAAATTATGTAATAATGCTTTTTCAGGTTTAGTTGATTCCGATGTAACATGGTTATATAGTCCTGAGCATATTCTTGCATTAAGAGTATTTGGTCAAATGATACAATTAAGATTTATGGAAGAATTAAATTTTTATGGAATTGAAATATTATTTACAAATACAGATGGTACTTTAGTTAAATGTCCAAAAAATAAAATTGATATTTATCATCAAGTTGCGATTAATATTGCTAAAGAATTTGAAATTGAATGGGAATTTTGTTTATTAAAAGGTATTTATTTTCAAAATACTAATTTTTATTTATCTAATATTTATGAAGAATATATGTTAGATGATAATTTAAATAAAATTAATGTTAAATCAGGAGGAAAAATCAAAAGAAAAGGTAAATCATTTAGATATGATAAAGATATACCATTAGGAGATTCTGTTGATGAATTAGTAATTGCTAAAGCATTAGAACAATATTTTATAAATAATATAGAACCTAAAGAATTTATTACTAATCCTGATAAATATAATTTACATATTTTTGATTATTGTAAATCTAATAAAGTATCTAAACAATATACTGTAATACATAACAATGAAATTCAACAAAATTTAAATCGTTATTATTTTAGTAAACAAGCTCCATATTTATATAAGAAAAAAGATACTAAACAAACTTTAGATAATATGAATGTTGGAGAAGGTGTTATTTTATATAACAATCATCAAGAGAAATCTTGGAAAGAATATAATATTAATTATAATTATTATATTAGAAAAACACAAGAAATAATAGATAAAATGAAAAATCTTAATCAATTAACATTATTTTAATATGATAAACAATATAGAAAAAATATTACCTTTTTTAAACTTTGAATCTGAAGATGATTTTTATTATTTACAAATTCTTCAAAGAAAAAAAGAAAATCCTCAATTAGGTAGTAATAGTAGAGTAATTAAAAATTATTATATTAATTCGCAAGAATATTTATTAAATCATTATGATGAAATAATTAAACTATGTGAACAATTTAACGCAAGAGCTTCTATTAGATTAAATGTTAGAAGTTATGAATCTGTAGCGTTTAAAGCATTAGAAAATATAGCTAATTCTATGCGAAATCGAGAATATAAATTTATTAAAGCTAGTTATGATAGAGCTTGTGGTTTAGGTCATAATGATAAGCAAAAAAAATGGATTTTAGATATTGATTTTGAATTAACACCTAATACTTTTAATAGTATAAAAGAATATCTTAATAATTTAGAACCTATAGGTAATAAAATTATAGAAACTATTCCAAGTAAAAGTGGTAGTCATATTATAACAAAACCTTTTAATACAGTTAAATTTATAAAAGACTATTCTAATATTGAAATTCATAAAGATAATCCAACTAATTTATATATATCATAATGAGAAAACCTTATTCAGAATTATCATTTGCTGTAGATTTAATACAAGAAGAATTTGGATTAAAAAATCCAATTGAAATTGTAGATAAAATAGAACAAGAATTAAATATTTATTTAACTATACATCAAGTAGCTGATTATTTAGATATTAATAGACAAGATTATGAAAAAGAATCACAAAAACAATATTATAATACAAATTACTAATTATGAAAAAATTTTATAGAGTTTGTAATACAAATACTCAACAAGGTTTATGGTATAGATTTGATGGTGTTTTTTTAGGATTAATACATGCAGAATTTAGTTTTTGTAAACATAAAAATTTAATGATGGATTTTGATAAAGAATTAATTGGTTGGTTATCAGCTACAGATACTTTAGAATCGTTATATGAATGGTTTCCAAAAAAAGATATTAAAAAATTACAAAAACATGGTTGGTTTATTCATGTATATGAAACAGATGATTATAAATTTTATGAAAAATTTCAACATTTAATTATAAATCAAAATAAATCTAAATTATTAGAAAAAATAATATTATGAAAAATAAAACAGAATGTCCAAAATGTCTTGGTGTAACTGAAACAATGGAAGCTAAACCAACTCGTGGTTTTGAATATCGTAAATGTAATCTTTGTCAAGGAGAAGGTACAGTAACTCAAGAATTAGCTGATGATTTTATTTTCAGTATTAACGAAGAAAATTTTGAAGAAGAATGAAACAATGTAATCATGAATGGTCAACTGGTATAACAATATATGATCCACCAAAATGTGATAAATGTGGTAAAATATATGAATCAGAAATACCTGAATAAATAATGGAAACATATTACGGAATGTTATTAGTATTAGGTTACTTAATAATAGTGGGAATAATTGGTATAGTTTTAAGAAAAAGAAAATAAATGAATAAAGAATTAGCGTTAATTTTAGATTTTAAATTTCTAAATGACTCTAATATCTTATTACAAGAGTTCTTGACTTTGTTAACAATAAAATTTCCAGATATTGGTTATAATATTGTTGATGAAGTTAAAAATGAATTACAAAACAAAAATTTTATAAAAATAATACAAGAACAAGATGAAGAAGTATTAGTCATTAGAGAAAAAGGTAATTTATTAATAGATTACTTATTAATTGAGGGTTTAAACCCTAAAGATACAGAAAAACAAATTGTTAAAAAATCCAAAAGAGAAATTCATGATGGATTAGATGAATTTGTTAAAGAATATCGTAATTTATGGAAAGGTTTAAAAATAGGTAGTATGGGAAGTCATAATACTTGTTTTGATAAACTATCTAGATGGTTTAGTGAAAACCCTTCTTATACAAAAGATGATGTCTTAAATGCCGCTAAATTGTATATTAAGTCATTAGATAACTATCAATATCTTCAACAAGCAGATTACTTTATTTATAAAAAAGATGGTAAAGAAGAATCTAGTAGATTATCTAGTTTTATAGATGAATCACCTACTGCACATTCTGATTGGACATCATTATTACAGTAATTTAAATAAAATAATATGAATAAAGAAACACTTGAAGAAGCTGCTGAAAAAGCTTATCCTATATTTAATAGAAGCACACCATTTGGAAGTAAATATCCTTGGATTCCTCAAAAAGAAATAGAAGCTTTTAAAAAAGGTGCAAATTGGCAAAAAGGAAAAAGTTATACTGAAGAGGATATGATAAGAATTTATAAAGCAGGTCACTTACTAGGTTCAAGTGGAAAACCCATTCAAGATATCATAGAAACCCCTTCCCAAGAATGGTTTGAACAATTTAAAAAGAAATAGTTATGACATTTGAAGAATTTTTAAAAACAATTTATTATACAGAAAAACATATTCACATACCTTTATTAAATAGAATGAAAATTGAAAAAACTGATTATTTTACAAAAGGTAAATTTGATAATAGTAAATTAAATTCAAAACTTTATGAAATATATGAAAAAAATAAACAAAAATTATGAAAAAATAAATAAAATATGGAATTAATATATATCAAAGAAAGTGATATTCCATTAGGAAAAACACGACAAGATTTAATTAGAAAATTTCTAAGAGGTGTATCATATACATCTTATTCTAATCCAGAATGTACTATTGTTCAATGTGAAAATGGTAAATATAGAAGTTTAACAGAATTACACGCTATTGTATGTGCTAGATTTCCTAAAACAAGTTTTGAAGCAATTATAAGAATTGTATTTGAAATGATTGAAAGAGAAAATAGTATTGTATTAGTATATTGCACTACTGTAAATAAAGTTGTAGTTAAATACGAACCTAATAAAGCAGCAAGATGGATTTCTGCTTATAGTGAAAAAAATTATTCTGATAATATTGGAGTAGATGGTTATTCACTTAACAGTATTAAAAAAATTAAAGATAATTTAAAAAATTAAAAAATGAAAAAAAAGTGTATATTAACTAAAGGTTATGCATTAACAGAAGGTTCAGAATATGATGTAATTAAAGAAGAAAAAGGTTATATCTTTATTGTAAATGACAATGGTAAAACTGCAAGATATGTTTCAGAATTATTTGAAAATCAAGTTGCTGCACCATTACCACCACCTGTACCAGAACCTATTGTATTAACTGAAGCACAGTGTATTAATAGTATTAATGCTGGAGTTACACAATTTAGAAATACAGATAATGAAATAATTCAATTAAATTTACCAGATTTAAGTTCTAATGAATCATCTATTTCTTGTGGTATTTTTGAATTTCAAGGAATTAATAGTCTAATTGAAGCAATTGAAGAATCAATGCCAGAAAGTGATGATGATAGAATTTCTCTTAAAAAAGCAATTTTAAAAAAGAAAATTCTTAGACAATTATCTCAACAAGGTGGATATGCAATCGCTTTATTATCTACAAATTTAGATATAGAAGAAGATGTAATTGAAGTTATGGATGAAATTGCACATTTTAAATCTAATGGAGTTGTAAATCCAAATTCTCAAAATACAATTAAATTGTGGGGTTTCTATAAAAATCAATTATAATAAGATAATCTTATTAAAAAATAAGAATAAACTTTAAAAATAATAAAAAAATTCATAAGATTATTAGTAATAACTAATAAATTAAATGAGTGAAATAAAACAAAGTTTGTTTTCAAGAGTCTATGATAATATTGTAGAAAAAAGAAATAGAATTTTAGAAGGTAAAATAAACTGTATTCCTTGGGGATTACCTAGATTTGAATTAGAATCTCCAGGTATTGAACAAGGTAAATACTATTTAATTACTGCACAAAGTAAAGGAGCTAAAACACAGCTAACAGATTGGCTTTTTGTTTATAATACAATTCAACAAGTAATAGATAAAGGTCTTAATATTAGATTAAAAATCTTTTATATTACTTTAGAAATGTCTAAAGAAGAAAAAATGTTAGCTTGTTTCTCTAATATTTTATATATCAAAGAAGGTATTAGAATATCACCTAAAGATCTAAAATCTACAAGTGCTCAAAAACCATTAGATGAAAAAACTTTAGAAGTTATTTCTAAATATCAACCTTATTTTGATAAAATTGAAGAAATTGTTGAATTTGTAGATTCAATACGAAATCCTACAGGTATTTACAATTTAATGAGAGATTATGCTGTTGCTAATGGTAAAATACATTACAGAGATATTGAGATTAAAGATAAAAAAACTGGAGAAATTAATATTACTCAAGTTGAAGATTTTTATGAACCAAATGATCCTGATGAATATGTAATGTGTATTATTGACCACGTAAGTTTAATAAGTCCAGAAAAAAGACATGCGCAACAATTGACTTTACATGAAAGCATATCTTTATTATCTTCAGAATATTTAATTAAACTTAGAAATAGATTTAATTATATACCTGTTTTAGTTCAACAACAAGCATTAGCTGGTGAAAATATGGAACATAGAAAGATGAATAGTTTAAAACCTTCTGCTACAAATTTAGCAGATAATAAATTGACTATTCGTGATTGTAATATTGCATTAGGTGTGTTTAGTCCTTTTAAAAATGAATTACCTGAATACTATGGTTATGATATAACTAAATTAAAAGATAATTGTAGATTTATGGAAATTATGGTTTCTAGAGATGGTGGTGGTGGAACAATTTGTCCATTATATTTTGATGGTGCAACAAATTTTTTTAGTGAATTGCCACACAGTAATAATAAAGAAGGAATGATTAAAGTTTATGATTTTTTAAAAAATCGTAAATAAAATTAGGATTTGTCATAAATTTTTCGTATATTGCATAAATTAAAAAACGCAAATATGTTATTATATAGACACATTAAGCCTTGTGGTGAAACTTTTTATATTGGAGTTGGAAATGATATTAGACCTTATACTAAATCAGATAGATCTGAATTTTGGTGGAAAGTTGTTAATAAATATGGATATGAAATTCAAATATTAAAAAGAGATTTAACTAAAGAAGAAGCTTATAAGTTAGAAATTATATTGATAGCTTGGTATGGACGTAAAAATCTAAATAAAGGTCCGTTAGTTAATCTTACAGATGGTGGTGATGGTTCAAATAATGTTATTGTATCAGAAGAAACTAAAGAAAAACTTAGAATTGCTAGAATTGGATATACTCATTCTGATGAAACTAAATTTAAAATTAGTAATTCACATAAAGGTAAAATTATTTCTGAAGAAACTAAACACAAAATGTCTAAATCTGCAAAGAAAAAAATAGTTACAAAAGAACATTATAATAAATTACACGGTAATCAAAAAGGAGAAAATAATGGAATGTTTGGTAAAATTCATTCAGAAAAAACTAAACAAAAAATTAGAGAAAAAGCAACAGGTAGAAAAATGTCAGATGAAGCTAAAAGTAAAATTAGTAAAATGGTTTTACATTTAGAAACAGGTGTATTTTTTTATAGTATTGTAGAAGCTTATTTAGCTTTAGGTTTTACCAGTACTGATTTTAGAAGACAACTTTATGGTGAAAAATTAAATACAACAAATTGTATTTTAATTTAATCTAAAATAAAAAAAGTATATGAATTTATTGAAAAAATTAAAAAATGATAAAAAATAATGAGAAAAGAGAATTGGAGTACAAATAAAGTTTATTTTCAATATTTAAATAATAATAGAACTATTGTTATTGATAAAAAAGATGGTTATGCTTGTTATGCTTCATTTAAACAAGAATATTTTAAAAATGATGGAATATTTGTATTAATGAATTTTCATAAACCTGAAACAATTATTTATATTAAAGATTATTTAACTCAATTATCTAAAATATTTAAATGTAACATTATTTATATTAATGATGATAAAATCGAAGTTACTAATTTTAAAAATTTTTATCATTTAAAAATATTTGCAACAATGTTTAGATATTTATTTGAAAATGCAAATAATAGACCTGAAAAAAATGTTGAATTTATAAAATCATTTGTAGAAGATAAAAGAGCTGAAGATGTTCTTTGGAAATTTATTGATAATTTTAATAATGTTAAATTTAATAACGGTAATTGGAATCATTGTATTTCTAAAAATCAAGGAGCAACACCTTTAAATTTAAGAACAACTAAAGATTTAAATGATAATAAGTGGACAGGTTATCAACCAATACATGATTTCTTTAATAAAAAATAAATGAATAAAAGTAATGTAGAGAACATTGAAGATATGGAAACATATTTCAATAAATGTAGAAAGATTAAATTTGAAAACACTGTAGAAATTAATTCTTTAGATGATGTATTTACAAATTTCTTTGGTTGGATGGGTACAAATAATAAAGATGATAAATCTAAAGATACTTTTTATAACACCAATAGAATTCATTGTAAAACTAGCAATAACTGGGGTGGTAGTAAATATAGAAGTATAAATGATTTTATTATTATTTGTAAAAAATATTATCCTGATATGTCAGTTAAAGATATTTTAAAATATTTAAGATCTAGAGAAGATATTCATCATAAAAATGGATATAATTTTAGTATTGCTTATTGTGGTAATATTAGAAAACATAATATTCGTGGTGTTACTAAAGGAAGTTATTATATTAAATTAAAAGATTATAATTTAAAAGATTTGTTTCCTAAAATGGATAAAAGTGTAGAAGAAATAACAAGTTTATAATTCAAAAATAATAAAAAAAGACTAAAAATATAAAAATACAATTTATAAACGCTAACAATTAAATAGCGGAAGGATGGTCGGATTTATATATGATTGAATTACCAAACCAAAAAAGTAAAGTTGATAGAGTAAATCCTAAAAAACTTATACTTTTCAGTAAACCTAAAGTAGGTAAAACTGAAGCATTGAGTAAATTAGAAAATTGTTTACTAATAGATTTAGAAGGAGGTGCTAATTTTGTAAAAGCTATGAAAATAGATGTATTAAAATTATCTAAAGAAGCAAATAAAGCACCAATTGCAATTCTAAAAGAAGTAATTAATAAAATACTTGAAGCAAACAAAGCAAAAGGAGATTTTGTTTACAAATATGGTGCAATAGACACTGTAACAGCTTTAGAAGATATGGTATTAGTATTAGCCAATAAGTTATATCAACAAACTCCACAAGGTCGTAATTGGACTGGAGATGATGTAACACAGCTTCCTAATGGAGCAGGTTATCAATACACTAGAAAAGCGTTATGGATGGTTTTAGAAGAGTTAGAAGAATGTTTTGATACATTAATCATACTTGGACATCTTAAAGATAAATTAGTTGAAAAAGAAGGTAAAGAAATGACTGAAAGAGGTCTTGATTTAATTGGTAAATCAGCATCAATACTATGTTCTCAAGTTGATGCGATTGGATATGTATATCGAGATGAAAATAAAACAATTGTTAACTTTGCACCATCAGATTCATTAATTTGTGGTTCTAGATCAGAACATCTTAAAAATAAAAAAATTACTTTAATTGAACAATTACCAGATGAAAGTTTAAAAGTTGATTGGTCAGAAATCTTTATAAACGAATAATGAGCTTTTATAAAGAAGAAGCTTTTAATCTTTTTATTTCTGAATTAGAAGAAATAATTCAAAAAGGAGAAGGTTCAATAAGTAATGATTGTTTGTGTATAGGAGATATAGAATCTCATCTTTTAGAAATTGCAGAATCTAATGATGATTTTGAATCTAATGGATGGGAATTTGATTATTGGTGCACATATAAAATAAAAGATAAAACACTTAATATAAGTGGATCTGGTTATTATGGTGGTTTACATATCATTATAGATTAAATAGTTATACTTCTACAAAAAGTAAAATATAAAAGCCAAAATTAATTAAATTAAAAAGAAGAATATGAGTTTTAACTTGAATGAATATGATAATACTGCAGTGTCAGTATTTAACAATGGAGTAGCTGGAAGAGTAGAGAATGTTTCAATTGATATTGAAAAAAGACGTGCAGATGAACCTGATTCTTATCCACCATATAAATTGGTAGTAACAGATGGTTCTGGTGCAACACCATTAAATCAAGGATTTTACTTTGATGAGTCAGACGATGAAAAACGTCAAACTATGACAATTCAAAGAATTAAATCAATTGCAAAAGCAGTAGTTCCTGCAGATTTTGTTTATCCAACAGTAAATAGTTATACTGAAGCAGTTAATAGTTTATTTAAAATTATTAAAGATAATGCTCCAGGTAAAAAAGTAAACGTATTTACTACTTATGGTTATGTAGGACAACAAAAAGCTGCAAAATATTTAGGATTAAGAATGTTTAATTTTATTGAAAGTCCAGATGAAGCTTACAGTAGATTAAAACCTTCTGCAACTGATATTATGGAACGTCCAATTGCAGATGAACCTAAAGCAGATAGCTCAGGTGAAATAACATCTGCACCTGCTACAGCTGGTTTGTGGTAATATAATAAATGTGTTGTTCTCTTGAGAAAGGAATTGAGTCAGTAAGAGTATATGGAATCTTAACAACACAAATGAGTTCTCAGCATTAAAATTAAAGGCTACTGTAACAGGTAGCCTTTTTTATTAACTAAAAACAAAATTATGAAAAAAATAGAAATTGGTGATAATGTATTTTGGGCAATTGTCTGGATATGTATTACTTTAATAATTATATTTTAAATGATTGATTTAAATTATGAAAAACCTTTAATATCTAAACAAGGTATATTAGAACATTATCAAGATATTGATATTTATAGAAAATATCTTCCTTATGATGTTAATATTGGAGGTAGACCTAATTTATCTCCATTTAGAGAAGAAAATAGACCTTCCTTTGGATTTTTTATTGGTGAAGGTAGAGAAGTATGTTTTAATGACTTTAAGCTTGGAAAAGGTAATTTTGTTAAATTCGTACAATTAAAATTTGGTTTAACTTGGTGGGAAGCATTAAGTAAAATTGGAGTTGATTTTGATTTAGGTGATTATTTCATATTTAAAAATATGGAAAAAACTAAAGATTTAAATCAAATTACATATAAAACTAAAAGAGAAGATTTAATTTCTAAATCTGTTAACTATATTATAGGTAAAAGAAGTAGAAAATGGCAAACACATGATATATTATATTGGCAACAATTTGGTATAACTAAAGAAACATTAATTAAATTTAGAGTTGAACCAATTGATTATATGTTTATTAATAATATTCCTTATATGGCTGATAAATATGCTTATGCTTTCATTGAAAAAAAAGATGGAAAAGAAACATATAAAATTTATCAACCTTATAATGATACATATAAATGGATTAATAATCATGATGATTCAGTATGGCAAGGTTGGGAACAACTACCTAATACAGGAATAGATTTAATTATAACTAAATCATTAAAAGATGTAATGTCTTTATATGAAGTAGTAGGATTACCTGCAATTTCTTTACAATGTGAAAACATATTACCAAAAAGACATGTTTTTGATCAATTAAAAGATAGATTTCAAGATATAACATTATTATATGATAATGATTTTGATTCTGAAACTAATTGGGGAAGAAAATTTGCAGATAAATTAGCAAAGGAATTTGGTTTAACAGATTGTTTTATTGCAGATGAATACAAATCAAAAGATTTTTCAGATTTAGTTAAAAATTATGGAAAAGAAAAAGCTAAAGAAATATTATTAAAACAAACATTAGTACCTTTTTAAAAATGGGACGAAGCAAAAGAAATAAAAATAAAAGAGCTGATAATTATTCTGCAATGGCAGCTGCTAAAGTAGAACAAAGAGCTAAAAAAAAACAAGAAAGAAATGAAAAACGTAGAATTGCTAAAAAACAAATTATGGAAAAAAGATATTTAGTAGGTTTTTATGGAGATTATAGACAAGGTACTAAAGAACATGCTGAAATTAGTAAAGTAGGAATGCATACAGTATTTAAAGGTATTTATGCTACAGAACCCGAATATGCTTTATATCAAATTAAAGGTGCTTCAGAATCTGCTTTACTAAAAGGAAATAATTCTGTAGTGATAGAAGTTTATGAAATTAGTGAAAGTACGTTAGAAAAATTAGATATTTATCATGGTTTTGATAAAGATTCAAGTAGATATGAAGAACAATATTATTTAAGAAGAGAAATTGAATCTCCATTTACAAAAATTTATATTTATTTTTGGAATGAAGAAATTCAAGATAAAGATATTTTAATTAAAGATGGAGATTGGGTTGATTATATTAAAAATATTAAAAAAAATAAAAGTGTAAATGAATCTTTAACAAATGCTTATGGTACAGCTTGTATTGAAATAGCAGATAAAGAATTTATGGATTAATTATGGATAAAAAAATATTAGTAGCTGTATACGGCTCATTACGCCAAGGATTACATAATCATAGATTATTAGAAAGTTCTAATTATTTAGGTGATTTTAATACAGAACCAATTTATTCTTTATATAGTTTAGGTTCATTTCCTGGATTAAAAGAAAATGGTAATACTTCTGTTGTAATGGAAGTTTATGAAGTAACAGAAGCTGTTGCAAGAAATGTAGATAGTCTTGAAGGTTATACACCAGGTGGAAATAATACATTTTATGATAAAATATCAATTGAAACACCTTGGGGTACTGCATCTGTTTATACATATGTAAATGAATTACCTCAATCATCTCTTGTAGAAAGTGGTGATTGGAAAGAATTTAAAGAAAACGCATTAAGTTTTTATTCAATTAGAAACAATTAAAAAATTATAAAAAATAACAAAAATTATAAAAATGAAAAATAAAAAAATAGGTATTGTTGGGCATTTTACAGGTCCTAATAGTTTTGGAATCACTAAACCATATATGGAATTTTTTCAACATTTTGGTGAAATTATTATGTTATCTCCTTGGGATGAATCTCCAAGAGAATTAGATTTATTAGTGTTACCTGGTGGTCCAGATGTCAATCCTTTTAGATATTTAACTGTTGAAGACAAATTAGATATAAATGTTGGTGTTCCTTGTATTGTTCGTGAAAAATTCGATAGAGAATTATTACCTCAATATATTGAAAAACAAACTCCAATTTTCGGGATAAATTAAGCATGTCCCACTATATAGTGATATATAGTTAAAAACGCGGTGAACTCATGGAACGCTGAAATGCCAATCATGAGCTAAGCTTAGAGAGAAATCTCTTTGAAAGTGCAACGACTAGGAATCGAGATTAAGTTCTTCATTGTTGAAGAATATGTCAGTAATATTCCCAAGAGCGCCGTGGTTCTTATAAAAATTAATTAACTTAATAATGTTAATAGAAAAAGTTTCTAATTGTTCAAAATTAGCTTCATTTTTCATTGCATTTGCAAGTCTTGACAAAACAATAATATTACCTTTAATATACCCTTTAGAGTTATCTATTCTATCAATAGTAGCTCTTGAAATATCATTAAAATTTAATTTATCATAATCATTACCTAAGTTTAAAATCTTATGGTTTTTATTATTATTATAATTTAATTTAATGTTTAATAAAGGACAATATTCAGGTAATTTAATATCTTCATAATGTAAATCAAAATCTAAATTTCTTCTTTTTGAAGAATATTTTACATTACGAATCATATAACCTTTAATTCTATCTTCTTTAGATAAATAATTATTATGAGTAAATGCTGGTTTTAAACCAAAACATTCTCTTATATAACCTATTCTTCTACGTGGGATATTAATTAATTCAGATATTTCTTTATCTGTATAATTTTGATTAATTAAAATTTCGATTTTATCAGCAGTTTGTTGATATTTTTCTTTATTCATTGTGATTTGTATTTAAAGTTACAAATCACAATATACAACAATTTAATCAAAAAGTCAAGTAAATTAACAATTATTTTATATCTTTTTTAGATATAAAAATTATAAGAATATGATATAGTCTGAGCTTACACAAATAGAAAGTGTAAGAAGTATAGGATAAAGAGCCTATACGATAACAGTCCTTGATGCAGAGGACATCAAACTTTAGCTGTACATTTTGGTGCTAAATTAGTTCAAGATATGTATCATGAAACTAATCCAGATCATGACAGAAGAAAAAGAGTTCATACAATTAGAACTACAGAAGCTGTAAACTTAATTCCAGGTCTTGAAATGATTGATTTTGAATCAAACAGCTTACATCATCAAACTGTAGCTTTTGCTCCTGCAAATGCCGCTGTAATAGGTTATTATAAACCTACAGATCTTAAAGTTAAAGATTATGATGAAGAAATTGAAGCTTTAACATATTTTCCTAACTATCCAGCACATACAGTGCAATGGCATCCTGAAGAAATTTATGATAACTTGTCAATTGCATGTATTAGACACCTTTTAAGTTTAAGTGATGAAGAAGTATAAATTAATTAAAGAATATCCTGGTAGTCCTAGTTTAAATACTAATGTTACAATAGATGAAACAGGTTATAATTGTTTAAATTGTTCAAATGATTTAAAACCAGAAAAATATCCAGAATTTTGGCAACTTGTTGTTGAAAAAGATTATGAAATATTATCTTTAATTGTTAATAAAGATTATAATACTTTATATAAAGGAGATATTGTAACTAAGAAAAAGAATGATTGGATTGGTATTTCTAAAGATAATAAAACAATTTGTTTTTCTCAAAATAATAATACTTTGGAAGAATATGATCATTGGTCTATAAATAGTATTAAAAGATTATCTGATGGTGAAATATTTACTATTGGTGATAAAATTGGAACTCCAGGTAGAATTTTTCCTATTGTTGAATTTAAAATATATAATAATGAAAATACTATATTGATTAGTTCTTATTTTAATAAACATGGAAGTGGTCGTTATAATCAAAGATTAAAAGATTTAAAAAAAATTAAACAACCATTATTCACAACTGAAGATGGTGTTGAAATTTATGAAGGTAATATTTATTATAAAGTAGTTAATGATACTTTTCAATTACTTATAATGGAAAATGCATCTAAAGGAGAAAGTTTAAAAAGTAAAGTATTTTCAACAAAAGAAAAAGCTGAAGAATATATTATTATGAATAAACCTTGTTTAAGTATTAATGAAATTTTAAATTTATATAAAGGACAAATAATCGATTTCACTCTTAAACCGATTAGAATAAAAAATCTAGTTAAAACAAAATTAAAAAATGATTAAAAAGAAAAAATATAGTTTATTTAGACCTATGATTCTTAGTCGCCATCCTTCTCACTCAGTGTTAAGGTTGGCAGATAAGAACATTCAAGCACTTCCTTATAGAAGTGTTGTTAGATTAGGGTCTACTACAGAATGTAATGATACTATTGCTAGAGGTGGTGATAGAATTGAAATTAATTCTATTCAATCAATTAAAAACTCAGCGAATAAACTTTTAATGAAACAAAAGTTTTTAGAAGCTAATGTTAAAACAGCTAATTGGACTTCTTATGTAAGTGATGTTGCAATGAAACAATTTACAGAAGAAAATGGATTTCCAATTGTAGCTAAAGCTCATTTTGGTTCTAAAGGTAAAGGTAACACTTTAATTAAATCTCAAGAAGAATTAAATACTTGGATGCAAGGTAAAACACTTAGTAATTATATATTTGAAAAATTTATGAACTATGGTCATGAATTTAGATTACATATAACAGAAGATGGTTGTTTTTATGTCTGTAGAAAAGCATTACGTAAAGATACTCCACCTGAAGAAAAATGGCATTTTCACGATACAACTTGTGTTTGGTTATTAGAAGAAAATGAAAGTTTCTTTAAACCAAATAGTTTTAATGATATTGTCTCTGATTGTATTAAAGCTTTAAAATCTGTTGGTGCTGATTTGTTAAGTTTTGATGTTAAAGTACAATCACCAACTGATAAAGATGGTAATAAAAGACCTTATCAAGATTATATATTACTTGAATGTAATAGCGCTAGTTCTATGGACAATGGTACTGGTGAATTGTCAGTATGCGCTAAAAAATATATTAATGAAATTCCAAAAATTATAATAAGAAAAGCAAATGTATAAAACTGAAGAATTTACATTAATAAATAGTATTTTTCCTAGAGTTTGGCAAACTAAATATCAAAATCTTAATGTTATAGAATCTCCTGTAATGAATTGTCAACATTGTTCAATTGGTGGATTTGAAAATATTTTAAGAAGAAAAAGTATTATAGATATTGGAAGACAATTAAAAGAAATTCAAAAACTAGCTAATTTTGATCGTAGAAATTTTATAGTAGATATAAATAATGACTTTTTAGAAAAATTAAATAAAGTATTTAAAAATAGAATTCTTTTACAATCAGAATACATAAGTAGCAATGGTAATGATCGTGTATTGTGTATAATTAGTTTTAATAAAATAAAAAAGAAAAATGAATAAAAATCAAGACTATTGGATAAGTGCAGTTCAAGATGCATTTAAAAATAATAAAAATAGTAAAGAACAAATTAGAATATATATTGAAACATGTGATCCTGTTAAATATAGAGATACACCTGGTAAAGATATAGATGAAAAAGCAGATTTTATATTTAATTATAAAAAAGAACCAGAAAAACCTAAAGAAAAAATTAAAATTATTTTATTAGTTGCTAATGATACAGAACCAAATGAAGATATTAAATATCTAAGTACAGATTTTGATATTACATTAATGAAACATTCTGAAATTGGAACTAAAACTCCTGATTTAATTTTATTTACAGGTGGTGAAGATGTTAATCCTGATATATATGGTGAAAAAGAAGGTAAATATACATCTGTAAATAAAAAAAGAGATGAAATAGAAAGTAATATTTATTGGAATTTTCCAAAAGTACCTAAACTTGGTATTTGTAGAGGAGCTCAGTTTTTAACAGTAATGTCAGGTGGTAAACTTGTACAACATCTTGAAAATCATGGTAGAGATCACACTATTCAAGTTGAAAATAGAGGTAAATATCATATGACTTCTACACATCATCAAATGATGTATCCTTTTAATATGAATAAAAATGAATATGAATTAATTGGTTATTCTGAATTCTTTAGAAGTAAAACTTATCTTAATGGTAATAATGAAGAAATTGAAACAACTAAAGATTTTTTAGAAGCTGAAATAGTTTATTATCCTAATACAAAATCATTATGTATTCAAGGGCATCCTGAATATAATCATTGTGAACAAAGAACTAAAGATATGTGTTTAAATCTAATTCATAATTATTTATTTTCTAAAAAAGAAATTAAAAATACTAAATCATCATATTCTTGGGATGATGAAAATGGAGATTTTGAAGAATATGATGAAGCACCTATTCAAATATTTAAAGAAAAAGATTCAATACCTAGTTATTATGGAAAATTTACACAAACTATTAAAAGATAAAAAAAATAAAAATATGAAAATAACAAATGTAACATTAGGTTCTGATCCAGAATTATTTTTAGAAAAAAATGGAGAAATTATTTCTTCAGTTGGTTTAATTGGAGGTACTAAACATGAACCAAGAGCAATTACTGATAATGGACATGCTGTTCAAGAAGATAATGTCGCTATTGAATATAATATTCCACCATGTAAAACTGTTGGTGAATGGATTAAAGAACATAATTTTGTAAAAGATTATTTAGATACATTTACTGCAGGATTAGGTTGTAATTTAAATTTTTCAGCATCTGCTGAATTGTCTGATGAACAATTAAATTCTGAACAAGCACAACAATTTGGATGTGAACCTGATTTTAATGTTTGGGAGCAATGTGTAAATACTCCACCTGAAATTGGTGGTAATTTACGAGTTTGTGGTGGACATATTGCAATTGGTTGGAATAATCCAACAGAAGAAGTTCAAGAACAAATGATTAAAGCTATGGATATGACTGTAGGTTTAAAATCATTATTTTTAGATAATGATACAAGACGTAAAGAAATGTATGGTAAAGCAGGTTGCTTTAGATTTACTAACTTTGGTGTTGAATATCGTGTTTTAAGCAACTTTTGGATTGCTACAGATGAATTACTTGCTTGGGCATTTAATACTACCTTAGAAGCAATTGAATTAGTTAATTCAGGTAGAATAGAAGAACTTTCTGCAAAATATAAAGATAGAATTGTAGACGCAATTAATACTAATAATAAAGAATTAGCAAATGAATTATTAGAAATTATTAATGAAAAAGAATTACAACTAGTATAAAAATAAAAAAAAACAATTAAATGATAATACTAATTATAGGAATATTAGCTATTTTACAATATTTAAATCATATAATCTTTAAACCTAAATATAACACATTAAATTGTGGTATTTTTGGTAACTTTACAAAACGTCCAGAAAATATAAATGTTTCAGATTTTAATATCTTAGGTATTTATAATATTGAAAGAGGTAAAAATTCTTGTGGTATTACTTATGATGGAGAAACACATCATGGTATAAATGCAGATAAATTATACATTGATTTTATTAAAGGTAGGTCAATAAAACCAAAATTATACCCTTCTATTATTGGACATACAAGACAAGCTTCACCTGGTAACGTTATAAGTTTAGATAATTCACATCCTTTTGGATTTGGAGATTTAAATGATGGATATGCTTTTGTTGGAGTTCATAATGGAACTTTAAAAAATCATGAAGATTTAGCAAAAAAATATGATATTGAATTAAAAGTTGCATCTGGTGATACATTAAGAACTAAAATTGATAGTGAAATTATATTAGAAATTTTATATAAAGAAAAAAATTTTAGAGTTTTAAGTGAATATATTGGCGCTGCAGCATTAGTTTGGCAATGGTTAGCTGAACCAAATAAAGTATATTTATGGTCAGGTGCTTCTAGAGAATATGATTATTCATATTCTAAAGTAGAAGAAGAAAGACCTTTATGTGTTTATTTAAAATCTAAAAACAATATGTTTGTTTCATCTTTACTTGATAGTTTAAGTGCTATTGGTGGTAATAAAGATAATTCATTTCAAATTGAATACAATACAGTTTATTGTGTTACTGATGGTGATTTTAAAAATGCTCAAAGTTGGAAAATAAGTAGAGAAAATGCTACACAAAATGAATCTAGTAAAAGTTGGACTAGTAGTAAAAATTATAATTTAAATGGTAGACATAGTGATTATGATGATTCTGTAGAAGAATATTATGGTCATATGGCAAGAAAAAGTAGACATGATTATACACAAACTTTTCCAAAAGATGAAAGAAATAATACAATTACTTTAAATATTCATGAAGAAAAATTAAGATATGATCAAAATTCATATGGTAAAAAAATCTATTTTAATAAACTTAGATATTACCAAAATGGACATACTATTAACGGTGTTTATTGTTATGTTAAAGATTATGGTTTTGTATATCTTGCTACTTCTGTAAAAGATGCTGAAACAAATTTACAAAATAAAAAAGGACTTGCTTTTAGTAATGGAGAATTTTCAAAAAGTACTAATGCAAATGACATTATACCTTTTAAAATAGATACTAAAAATATATCTTTATTTTATTTTGTTGAAGGTGTTCAAATGAAAACAGCTTTAGATTATTTTGCAATGTCTAGAGTTAAAAAAGAATTAAAAGCAGGTACATATTTACCATATAGAGATTTATCTTATGTTTCAAAACATCCTGTTATTAATATTAGTACAAGTGGTAACATTTCTAAAGAAAAACAAGAAATTTTATATGGAGGTGTTCTTTGTAATACTATTAATGGTGGTATTTGTCCTTTAGGTAGTGAAAAAGTTTATTATATTTCTAATGGAAATTTAACAAAACTAATGTTAAGACAAGACCTAAATAAAGATGAAGTTCAACTTCCTATTGTTTTTGATAAAACTGAAAAAAAAGATTATTCACTTTTAAATTCAGCAATGAATAATATTATTTTAATTGAAGAAAAAATAGTAACAAAAGAAAAAAATGATAAAACTTTTGAAGTAAGTTTACAAAGTGATGATAAATTTATAGAAAAATTAGAAAAAGAAAAAACTAATTTTCTTGATAGTTTAGAACCTCATGAAAAAGAAGCATTTGATAAAATTGTAGCTGAGGAAGAAGAAAATGAATTAATTGAAGGTATTGTTAATGAATGTTTAACAGATCCTATTCAAGAAATCATAGATTTAAAAAATAAATTACAAGCATATTTACCTAATAAAAGAGCTCAAGAGCATATTGAATTATTAGATCAAATGTTAGATGTAATTAATATGTTTATGGTTAAAGATAATAAAAAATAACAATGAGTAGCGAAAAAATAGTAATTACAGTACAAAATGAAAAATTACCTATTTCAAAATGTAAAAATTTTAACAAACTTTGGTATAAAATAGGTGATACTAAAATAAAAGACTCTGGTGATTGTTATTTAATAAGTGATAAATATTATAGACAAGAAACAGGTTTAATAGTTTTTAACTATTCAATAAATGAATATATGATTAAAAATAATAATTTAATAGAAGGTATCGTAGAATTTGCAAATAACGAACCTCTTTTTGGTAATTTTGAAAAAGATACTTCTTTACCTTCAGTAACTTTAGAAAATGGAATGTCTTATTATATTCTAAATTATAATTCTATTGAAAATAATAAAGAATATCGAGAACATTTAGGAAGTGGTAATTTTTATCATATTTCTAAAATGGCAGCAAATAAATTTAACACTTTAAATATTCCAAGACAAGAATATAAACATAGTTTACCTTATGACTCAAAGGGAATTACAGATAAATTTATAAACATTTATAAAGAAAATTATAAAGGTGAAATATCTCCTAATATTAAAAAATATGCAGGAATGTTAGGAGATTTATCTTTTGGTCTTGAATTTGAAACGACTAAAGGTTTTATACCTGATAGAATTTTAGAACAAACAGGTTTAATTCCATTGAGAGATGGTTCTATTTCAGGTATTGAATATGTAACAATTCCTTTAGAAGGAGCAAAAGGTTTACAAACAGTTGTAGACCTTTTAAAACCTTTAAAAGAAAGAACTACATTTAATGATACTTGTTCTTTACATTTACATTTAGGAAATATTCCAAGAACTAAAGAATTTATTTTAGCATTCTTTAAATTAACTTGTATGGTACAAGATGAAATATTTGCGATGTTTCCAATATATAAAAAGTATAATTTTAGAATTAAAAATAAAAATTATTCAGCACCGTATCCAACTTTTGATTTAATGTCTAGAATGGATCCTGTAATTAATACTAATAATATTAATGAAAATTTTAATATTTTATATACTTTTTTATCTGAAGGACAAGATTTTTCTGAAGTTAATTATGATTTAAAAAATGTAAATTTCCATCCAAGAGATCCTGAAGGAACTCAAAAATGGAATATTCACACACGTTATTTTATTCATAATTTAATTCCATTAATTTTTGGTAATAAAACAACTGTTGAATTTAGAATTCATACTCCTACATATGATGTAAATAAAATTATTCCTTTTATATTAATTAATTCAATATTAGTTAATTATGTTATTGAAAATCAAAAACACATATTAGGTAATAAAAGTTTCTTTTATAAAAAAACATTGTATTCTATTATTTCAGAACATTTAAGAAGTAAAGTTTCTGATAATGGTTCATTAGAAGATTCTATTATGGATTATTTAAGTATTAGAAAAAGTATTACTGAAAGTCAAAATGGTAATGGTATAATTAAAGGTGATGAAGAAAACATTAGAAGTTCTAAGTATTTAAATTGGAATCAAACTAATAAAGAACCATCTTTATTAGATATTGGTGAAATTCAATATAAAAATAGAGGTATTCGTAAAGCTAGTCCTTTTGGTATTAAAGCTAAATCTTGGATGGGAACACATCAGTATCAAAGTTTTGATTCTTTACAACAAGAAACGCAAGACTTTAATTTGAGAAAAAAAATGCAAGAGACATTGATGCCGCCTGGTTATGTTGATGATTTTTCAGTAACAAGTAAACAAATTTTAGAAAATGCAGATAATTCATAGAAATAAAGGAGTAGAAATTAAAAATGATTATACTGAATTATTAGGTGATTGGTGTAAACCTTTAGTAGGATTGCTTGTTAATGATTATATGAAAAATTTAATATTTTTCATTGATGAAATATATAAGCAATTTCAATCAGTATATCCTGTAAAAGAAGATTTATTCTATGCTTTTAAATTGTGTGAATATAAAAAATTAAAAGTTGTAATTCTTGGAAATCAACCATGGCAAAATCCTAAATCAAACGGTTTAGCTTTTGGTGCACATTCTAAAGCAGGAGATTTACCAGCCTTTACTGAAAGTATTAAAGATTGTGTTAATGAAACAGTTTACCCTCATAATCCTCAATGGTTTGATAGAACAATGAAACATTGGGCTGAAGGAGGTATTTTAATGTTAAATACAACATTAACTACATTATATGGTCAAGATCATGAAAAATACTGGAGAAATTTTACAAGAGAAGTGATAAAAACAATTAATAGAGAAAAAGAAAATATTGTTTTTATATTTCTTCAATCTGGTAATGAACATTTTAAAAAGTATATTGATCCAAAAAAACATCTTATTTTAGAAAACCCAAATTTAGGTTTTGTAGATCCAAGTTTAGATATTTTTAACGAAACTAATGACTTTTTAAGAGATAATGGAATAAAAGATATTATTTGGTAAAATAATTTAAGTAAAATTAGGAATTGTCATTTATTTTTGTTATATTTGTATTTCACAAATATATATAATTATGAATGACAATCTTATTTTTATAAATGGTAATGTTCCATCCTTAAAAAATTCAAAAGTAAAAACCAGTAGAGGTATCTTTAGTTCAAAATCTGTTAAAAAATATTTAGCAAATTTAGGAATACAAAGGTATTCATCTAGTAGAAAAGAAGTAATTGGTTATAAAACAAAATCTAATACATTTCAAGATGAAATTGTACCACAAATAATCAAATTATTAGAAAATAAAGAAGCACCTTATGAAATAGGATTTCATTTTGTAAGAGGCTCAAAACATTCTTTTGATTTTAATAATGCAAATCAATTAATTGCAGATTTAATTGTGGCACACAATGTTATTGAAGATGATAATATGGATTATTTTATACCATATGCTTTTAAGATAGAAAATAATTTCTATTCTTATAACAAAGAAAATCCAGGTGTTTGGCTTGAGATAAAATAAAATAAAAATGAAAAGAAAACAATTACAAAAAATTAAAGAATTAGCAATGTTTATATTTAATGAAAATGAATATAAACGATTTATTACTAGTATGATTAATCAAAAATATAATGATGCTAGATTATTTTTAGATTACATAAATGAAAAATTTGAATATAATTTAGAACAATTAGAATTTATTGATGATAATGAATTATTACTACGACAATATAAAAAAATTGATTCTTTAATGGATATTGTGATTGAACTAATAATAGTGAATGAAGATAGAAAATGCGAAGGGAAACAAATTAGAGCAATTGCTTAGTGATGATGAAAATATAGATTTAAAACTTAGTTATTCACGAATTAGTGATTTTGATAGAAATGGACCGAAAGCTTTAATTAGACCGTCAAATCCTGATGGTAATGGATTAAGATTTGGTTCTTTAACAGATGATTTACTATTAGACACATTAACAAATAATAAATCTTTTAATGAGAAATATTATTTATTTGATGGAAATAAACCAACAGCAACATTAGGTACTTTATGTGATATTGTTATAGATAATTATGATAAATTACCTGATGTTGAAACGGTTTTAAAAATAGTAAAACATAATGCTTTTTGGAGTAATATAAAAGTAGATGAGAACTTAACTAAAAAATTTAATATTGACGAGTTTTGGGATTATTTAAAAATTATATATGAAACTAAAAATAGATTAATTGTTACAAGTAATGATTATGATGATGCGAAAGAATGTGTTAATTTATTAATTAATCACAAACACACACATTCATTATTTAACAATGATTTTGACAACTATTATCAATTTGATTTTAGTTATGATTATAAAGGTTTTACTTTAAGAGGTATTATTGATAAATTATCAATAGATCACAAAAATAAAATTGTTTATATTGAAGATATAAAAACAGGTTCTAGTAAAGCTGATGAATTTTTAAAAAGTTTTATTAAATACTGTTATTATTTTCAAGAAGCAGTTTATTGTAAAGCATTTAATACAATATGTGAAAAACTTAATTTAGAGAATTATACTCTAGCACCATTTAAATTTATATTTATTGGTAGATTTGAAAAAGTTCCACATGTATTTACAATGTCTGAGAAATGGCATAATGCAGCCTTAAATGGCTTTAAAACAACGTCTGGTTATAAATATAAAGGTTTAGATGAAAATCTAGATTTAATATATTATCATTGGAAAAACAAAGTTTATGACTTCAATAAAGAAGTGTATGAACAAAATGGAAGTTTAATTTTAAACGACGAGTTTATAGAAGTAAATTAATGAATAAAAGAAAATACTCAAAATGTAAAACTTATTTACTACCACTTATTGCAGAAGTTCTAGATTTAGATATTAAATTTATACCTTACTTAATCAATACATTTATGTTTGATAGTGAGAATCAATATGTAGATTGTTTTTACATATTACATGAATTTAATTTTAAAAATCCAGAATTTACTCATTATGAACACAAATTAACTAATAATAAGTTATTTGTAAAAAATATTGATTTAGACAATAAAGTAGTTTATGTATTTAAGTTTCCAGAAGAATACTTACCAGAATATTATTTTTTAATGAATAGTGAATACTCTAAATTTGGAGATGATGCTAAAAAATTAATATTGAGATTTTGGGGACAAGTATATTCTGGCAATCCATTAGGTGTTAACTTTTTAATCAAAGTAAAAAACATACTTTACAAAGAAGAAAAACTCAGAAAAAAATTAGAATTAGATTTAGGAGTTAAACTTGATGAAGATCAAGAATTAGGAGATTTTGTAAATCTCGAAAATGAAACATTTAAAATAGAAGATTTTAAACAAAGTAAAATTATAAAATAATGAGCATATTTGATAAAAGAGTAAATATACTTCCATATGAATATCCTCAACTTATTTCATATAAAGACGCAATTCGACATAGTTATTGGATAGATACTGAATTTAATTTCACATCAGACATTAGTGATTTTAAAACTAATATTAATGATATTGAAAGAGATATTATTAAAAAAAGTATGTTATCTATTGCTCAAATAGAAGTTAATGTAAAAACTTTTTGGGCAGATATGTATAAAAGAATGCCTATTTCTGAAATAGGAGATGTTGGAATGACATTTGCAGAATCAGAAGTTAGACATAAAGACGCATATGCTAAATTATTAACTATATTAGGATTACAAAATGAATTTGAACATGTTATAGAAGTTCCAGCAATACAAGGAAGAATTAATTATTTAAATAAATATTTAGATGGAACTAGAAGTAAGAATGATAAAATGTACACTAAAAGTGTATTATTATTTTCTTTATTTATCGAACACGTTTCTCTCTTTAGTCAATTTTTAATTATGATGTCTTTTAATAAGGAAAAAAACTTATTTAAAGGAATTAGTAATGTAGTTGAAGCAACAAGTAAAGAAGAAGATATTCATGGTAATTTTGGTGTTGAAATAATTAATATTATTAAACAGGAATTTCCTGAATGGTTTGATGAAGAATTTGAAGATTTAATATATTCTGCGTGTTTTAAAGCTTATGAAGCAGAATGTGGTATATTAGATTGGATATTTGAAAAAGGTGAATTAGAATTTTTACCTAAAGATGTAATTAAAGAATTTATTAAAAATAGATTTAATAATTCATTAAATAAAATAGGAATGAAATCTGTATTTGATATAAATATAGAGTTATTAGAACCAACAATATGGTTTGATGTAGAAATTAAATCTACTAAAGAAGGAGATTTCTTTTATAAAAAATCTATTGATTACAACAAAAAATCACAATCCATAACGGAAGATGATTTATTTTAAATAACTTAGAAAGATTTATTAAATCAAAAATAAGTAAAAATAAAATAAATTGTAAAAAAATATTAATAAATCTTTCATTAAACAAAATTAATGAAAGAATACAATAAATATTATTGGTTAAATGATGAAAGTAGAACTTTTTTATCAAGAGGTTATTTACAAAAAGGTGTAACAGCAGAACAGCGTATTAAAGATATTGCTAATCACGCTGAAAACATTTTAGGTATTAAACATTTTGCTGAAAAGTTTGAAAATTATATGAGTAAAGGATATTACTCATTATCTACTCCTGTGTGGACTAATTTTGGTAAAGAAAAAGCTTTACCTATTAGTTGTTATGGTTCTAATGTAGATGATACAATGGATAGTATTTTAAATGCAGGTAGAGAGATTGGTATGATGTCTAAATATGGCGGAGGTACTTCTATATATTTAGGAAATATTAGACCAAGAGGAACTTCTATTTCAGGTGGTGGTATGGCTGATGGACCAATTCACTATAGTAAAATTTATGATGCAATTATAGATACATGTAAACAAGCTGATGCAAGACGTGGTGCTTGTGCAATTTGGTTACCTGTCGAACATGAAGATATTGATGAATTTTTAGATATTGGTACAGAAGGTAATCCAATTCAAAATTTACAATATGGAATTACTGTTACAGATGAATGGATGAATTCTATGAAATCTGGAGATAAATCTAAACGTAAAATATGGGCTAAAATAATTCAACGTAGAAGTGAATTTGGATTTCCATATATTATGTTTAAAGATAATTCTAATAACAATAGTCCATATAAAGAATTAGGATTAGAAATTACAGCAAGTAATCTTTGTTCTGAAATACAATTACCTACAGATAGTTATAATTCATTTGTGTGTTGTTTAGGTTCTATTAATTTACTTCATTGGAATGAAATTAAGAATACTGATGCAGTTGAAATTTATACTATATTCTTAAATGCAGTTATTGAAGATTTTATTAAAAAATCTGAAAATCTTCCAGGAATGAAACGTGCTTGGAAATTTGCAAAAGAACACAGAGCTATCGGATTAGGTGTTTTAGGTTATCATAGTTATTTACAATCTGAACTAATTGCTTTTGATGATTTAAAATCTAAACAATTAAATTATGAAATATTTAAAATTTTAGATGAAAAATCACAACAAGCTTCTAAATGGTGTCATGATTCATTAGGTTATAAATGTTTAAGAGATGGTTATGCAAATACAACGTTAGTTGCAATTGCTCCAACTAAATCAAGTTCATTTATATTAGGTCAAGTATCTATGGGTATCGAACCTATTAAATCTAATTATTTTATTAAAGATTTAGCTAAATCTAAATCTATTTATAAAAATCCATTTTTAGAAGAAGAATTAAATAAGTATGATTTAAATAATTTAGAAACTTGGAAATCAATACTTGATAACGATGGTTCAGTTCAACATTTAGATTTTCCAACAAAAGAAGTATTTAAATCTTTTATTGAAATTAGTCCTAAAGAGTTGATATTACAAGCAGCACAAAGACAAAAGTTTATAGATCAAAGTCAATCTTTGAATTTAATGATACATCCATCTATTCCAGCTAAAGATATAAATTCACTTTATATGTATGCTTGGGAAGAAGGAATTAAAACATTATATTATCAATTTAGTCAAAATGCAGCTCAGTCGTTTTCACGTAATATTTTAGAATGTACCGCTTGTGAATCTTAATAATATAAAAAAATATGGAATTTAAAGAAAGAATTAGAATTTTTAGAGCAGTGATGTTAATTTTAACTGGTATTTTTATAGTAGCTAAATTAACAAATCATATTGATTGGAATTGGTTTTGGGTGTTATCACCTAGTATTTTATCTTTAGTATTTACTACAGAAGCTGTAATAAGTATTAAAATTAAATCAGTTAGAAAAGCTAAGAAAATCAAAACTGAAGAATAAATAATTAATATAGAGAGAAGTGAGCAGAATTGGTATTGCGCTCGACCTAGTAATCGAGTAATTTATTTCGACATAAATTAAACAAGTGGGTGGCACTATGTAGGTTCGAGTCCTATCTTCTCTCTTTATTTTAAAATATATAATATGTTAAAAATTATATCAGGTGGTCAAACTGGAATTGATAGAATGGCTTTAGAATTAGCTAAGAAGTTATATGTTAAAACTGGTGGATATGCGCCTAAAGATTATATGACAGAATATGGTCCTGATTCATCATTAAAAGAATTTGGTTTAATTGAAACAGAAACTTCAAATTATAGTTACAGAACTAAATGTAATATTAAATTAGCAAGTGGTACTATATTATTTGGAAATACAGAAAGTAATGGTAGTAAATTATTAATTAGATATTGTAAAAGTCATTTTTATCCATTTATTATAAATCCAACTGTTGAAGAAATTGTTAACTATATTAAAGATTTATCACAATTAACATTAGATGGTTCTGTAATATTAAATATTGCAGGAAATAGACATAGTAAAATATCTTATGAAGATTTAGATAAATACGAAGAAACTCTTAAATGGGGTTTAATTAAATCTGGTAAAAAAATTTCAACAGCAGATGAATAATGAATTAAAAAATAAAGTTCAACAAGAAGCATTACAATTATGGGTTAAAAATGGTAAAAAAGGAACTTGTAATATTATTACAGGTCTTGGTAAAACATTTTTAGGACTACATGCTTTATATACAATGCCAAAAAATGATGGTAAATTACATTTATTTTTAGCGGAACAAGTTGATAGACAAACTGATTTAATTAAAGATATTATAAAATATAATGAAATATTTAAAGTAAATGTTTTAAATGATTATAATTTACAATTTCAATGTTATCAAACAGTTTGTAAATGGAAAGATAAAGAAATAGGTTTAACTATTGCTGATGAAATACCTGATTCTTTAACTCCTGTTTATTCACAATTTTATTTTAATAATAAATCTGAAGCCATAATTGGTTTATCTGCTACTATTAATAAAAATATTCAATATGTAGATAAAGATGATAAAATGTATACTAAAGGTGATTTATTAGATAAAATAGCACCTATATGTTTTAAATACACAGTAAATCAAGGTCAATTAGAAGGTACAAGTAGAAAACTTAATATTTATATTATTGACCATGAATTAGATTCAATTAATAAAACAGTTAAAGCTGGTAGTTTAAAAACTTCATTTTTTCAAACAGAATTAAATGCTTATAAATATTGGGATACTCAATTTAAAAAATCATTATTTCTTGATGAAGATGAACCACATAGAGATTTAAAAATATTAATCGCTTCAAATAAAAGAAGAGATTTATTATATAAATTACCTTCTAAAATTGATGTAGTTAAAAAATTATTAGATAATATAAAAGGTAAATCTATTGTATTTGGTAATAGTATTGATTCATTATTACAAATAACTAGAAATACTGTTTCATCTAGAAACACTCAAGAACAAAATAACGTTATTAGAGAGCACTTTGATAATAATAAGATAAAAGTTATAGGAAGTTTTAAAAAACTTCAACAAGGAGCTAATTTAGGCTTATTAGACAATGTTATATTACATTCTTATTATGGAGTTGAAGGAAAGTTTATTCAAATGTTTGGACGAGCTAGAATTAATGAAGATAAAATTGGAAATGTATTTATATTAGCTACTAAAGATACACAAGAATTAGTTTGGTTAAACAAAGCAATTGAAAATTTTACAGAATATAATATTATATATTGTGATAATTTAGAAAATTGTTTAAATAAATATAAAGAAAATGAAAAAAATTAAAGATGTAAAAAATAGTAAATTGTTTTGGATAATAAGTGGTTTTACTAATATTTTAGATGGTTTAACAAAAATATTATCATTAGGTTTTTATCATAGTGATTTTTCATTAAAATATTTAATAAAATACCGTAATAAAAATGAGTAAAATACCAACAGCAGAAGAATTTTTAAAACAAGTAAGTCCTAATGATGAATTTGGTTTAAGAATAGATTTAGGAAATAGTAAAAAACATATTTATGAAATTATGTGTAGATTTGCTAAACTTCATGTAGAAGCAGCTTTGAAAGAAGCTAGTAATGTTTTGAGTGTTGATAATGACGGTGATTATATAAATCATCCAACAAAAGAATTAATTATAAAATCTTATCCTTTAGAAAATATTAAATAAAATGAATAGAATAAATTTTAAAGTTGAAAATTTTAAACCATTTAATCAATCAAAACCTAAAGTTAAGAAAATTAAAACAGTAGTTCAACAAGATTGTAATTATGATTGGCCTATAATGGAAACAAAAACAGTTGAACAACCAGGAATTAAACATGAAACTATTGAACTTAAAGTAGATAAAAAATGGAATGATTTTGGTTATGATGAATTTTATGATAGATTATTAATGTATGGAACTGGTATTAGAGAACAAATTAAAGAACATAAAGAATATAAAACAATAGATTTACCTATTGAAAAAAAAATTGTTGAAAAACCTAAAATTGAAATAAAAGAAGAAGATATTATTGTTAGAGATATTAGTAATGATTCACGTAAATATACTGAATTTGGACATTCTTATTGGCATAATCATAGTGAATTTTCTTTATTAACAGATCAAGGAACAGCGTCAATAAAAATATCAGATAATGTTGGTGGTTGTGGTGTTCAACAATTATATAATTGGGTGAATAGTGCAAATAATAACAATATTGAATTCTTATTAAAAAAGATTATAAATAGTTTAAAATATGGAGTTGGTTTAGTAATGTGTCAAGTTGGTCAAGATTATTTTAATACTTTATTTGTAAAAGGATTAACTAATTGTGGTTTTACTTATATTTCATATATTAATTATGAACATGGAAAAAGTTACGAAGCTAGAATGTATATGTTAAAAATAGAAAAATAAATGAAAAAAATTACAGAAATACAAAATAGAAAAAAATTAGGTGAAGGAAGAGATTATGGAATTGGATTTTCTATTTTGAAAAAAATTAAAAAAGATACATTTGAAACATACAATGCTTTTACAGCATGTAGAGATTATTTAAATGATTTTGCTTATGTTGAAAAAACTAAAAAAGAAATTGGTTTCATATATGGTTATAATCATAAATTATTAAATTGTTTTGATAAAAAACAAATTTTTTATATCGGTATAAAAACTTTAGATTATAATAAAGGTAAAAATAATCCTTGGAATAAATTAGAAGAATGTAAAACAACTTTAATTACAAATTATAAAAACTTAGAAAAGTTTTTAAATGATTTAGAAGTTAAAATTGGATTATCTAAATTAACACAAATTACTTTAGATGAAGATACTTTAATAATTAAAGCACCTATTTATTGGACTAAATCAACAGCGTTAATGAGTGTTTATACTTTATTAATCAGGTGTTATTTTAATATTACAGATGAACAAACAGTTAATTTTAGTTTTGAAGAAATATTAAATAAAAATGAAACATTTATAGTTGATGATAAATATATGATTACATATTGTAAAGAATTTTATCAACAAATAATGAAAAATAAAAAATTATTTAATAGTATGGGTAAAACATTTAATAAAGAAATAAAGAAAGAATCATTATCTGGAATAGTTCATAACTACGGTATTTCTGCATTTTTGACTGATTTAAAAACATAATATGAAAAAAACAATACAAATATTAGCTGATACTAATAGTTATGGTTATAACATAACTAAAGCAGCAGAAGAATTAAATGAACTTGCTACTATTTTATTACAATATCATAATAAACCTGATAAAGTTAAAATAAAAGATATTACAGATGAAATAGGTGATGTTAAAATCAGACTCAAAATACTTAATAAACTTTTTGACTCAAAAGAAATTCAAGATAGAGTTGATTATAAAATTGATAAATTTAAAGGATACCTTGAAAAAGGTGAATACATAGGTAAAATATAATGAGTGTGATTAGATATTATAGTGATCCTCACTTTCATCATAGAAATATGGCAATTAGACGTGGTTTTAAAGATGAATTTGAAATGAATGAACATATTATATCAGAATGGAATAAAATTGTATCTAAAAGAGATGTAACTTATATTCTTGGAGATATAACAATGGAAAAGGCTAATTATGAAATACTTAATAAACTTAACGGAATTAAAAAAGTTATATTAGGTAATCATGATGAACCTCAACATGTACTTCAATTATTACAATATGTAAATAATGTAGCTTCTTGTAAGTATATTAAAGATAAACAATTTGGTAATATTATATTAAGTCACATCCCAGTACATAACCAAGAATTAGAATATAGATGGAAAATAAACATTCATGCTCATGTACATGAAAATACTTTACCAGATAAACGTTATATTAATGTATCTGCTGAAGTTATAGATTATAAACCTAAATTATTAAGTGAATTAATAAATGTTTAATAAAATATTAACAAAAACAGAATTTTACTTGTATTATAATGGTAAACTTATTTATAAAAAATGGTTAAATACTAATACAAGTAAAATTTTTCAAGATTATAAAATTTGGAAATGACAGAAAAAAGATTTGATGAAGTAGTAGATGTATTTCTAAATAGTATTAGAGAAACTTTAATAGTTAAAGGTAAAGAATATAGAAGAAATAATAATCCATTTCATAATTTTGATATTGGTTCGCAACGTAGTGGATTAATACGTGAGAAAGTATTAGATGGATTTTTATTAAAACATGAAATATCTATTGCAGATATTACTAATGATTTAGAAAAAGGTATATTACCTAAAATATCTACATTAGATGAGAAGTTTGGAGATAATGTTATTTATCTTATTCTTAAAATGGCTTCTATAATTGATAAAATAGAAAGTAAAGATGAGTAGATATATTTACGATGATAAAGAAATAAAATCAGGAAGAAGTACTAAATGGTGTGCTTGTTGTGATAAAACAATTAAACCTGGTGAATCAAGTATTACTATAACTTATTATGATTCTGAATTTTTTAATGATTCAGTTTGCTCTAAAAAGTGTAAAGATAAGTATTACGAAGATTTTGATAGTGACAAAGAGGAGGAAGAAAATGAGTAAAAATACAGTAGAATTATTAGGATTTTATGGAAGTGATGAAGTTGTAGCACAATCTGCTTGGACTAGTACTTCAAGAGATATTACTGATGCTAAAAGAGAAAGAATTCCTAATTTATTAGAAATGCTTTGGTCTAATAGACATGAAACACCTTTTGAAAAAGTTTCAGTACACTTTTTAGTTGATACTGATATAGCTAGTCATATTCATTTATTAAAGCATAGAATG